AAAGTTAGAAAAGCCTTTCAAAAAGATAGAGCTAAATGTTTATTTATCATATTACCAGATGAATAAAAAAAAAATAGAAGGAGCAAGTCCTTCTTAAATGTAAAAGAATGAGATAGAACGCATGTTAAATTATATTTAACACATAATTATTATACCATATGTACTATTTTCTGTCAAAAAACATTGACTTATAAAGTATTATATCGTATAATTGAATAAAAGGGAAAGGAGAGTATAACAATGGATTTTATATCAATGTTAAAAGATAAGCAAAGAGAGTTACAATTAACAACTACTGAATTTGCAAGACATGTTGGAAAGAATAGAAGTTGGATGTTTGATAAATTTGGACCAAGTCCATATAAGCATCCTTTAAATCAATCGACAATGTATCAATTACATAATTTATTAAATATTCCTTACGAAGTTATGGATGAATTTAATGCAAAGTGCAGGGAAAGTAAATAATGGGTTTAAAACAACAAAAAGTTGGGAAAAGTTGGGAACAAGAAATAATTGAAGCTTACTATAAAAAAGGTTGGCAACCGTTTAAAATACCAACGGAAATGGTTGGAACTTGTTTCGATATTATTTTAATAAAAAAAGCGGCTTGTCAATGTATCGAGGCAAAGCATATTCAGGGTGATAAATTATATTTTAAAGGTAGTGGGCTATTTAAAAAGCAAGATGAAATAAATCATTTTATTAGGCACTGTGGAACAAATATATATATTTATGTTAAATCAGATAAGACAGGTTATTGGTTCACTAGTTGGTTAAAAGCATACCCAATATTTAAAGAAAAAGGATATATAACAAAAGAAGATTGTATAGAAATGAGGTTATATTAATATGATGGAACATAGTCTAAATGTGTACGATACGGTATTTAAATATTCTACCGATGGTGGTAAAACTTGGTCAGACGTTGAAAAACTTACCGCAAAACCTATTGAATTGAGATTTGATGATTTATCGACCGAACAAGATTTTGATCATGAATCATTGCACAAATATTTTGATTTTATAATTAAAACTGTTAAGGAGGAAATAAATATGAATAAAGTTTTAGAATTATATGCAGAAAGAGAAGAAAAAAGAATAAAAGATAAATATGAAAAATTAAAAGAGGATACGTATAATGATAATCTTATTGTTAAAGATTTTAAAGCACTAGAAGATACATCAAAGTTAGCATACGATACACTTTTGAAAAAGTACAATACTGATGGTAATACTTTTATCGCTAAAACAGGATATATGTATGAATCTGGGTATAAATTGAGTGAAACAATTATGGAAAACATCAGAGAATCATTAGTACCTGATTTTAATAAAGAAATGGAAGAATTACATAGTAAAGTTAAGGATATTGATGCGTTACTTTCAATCAGTGATGATAAGGATTATCAATTAGAAGTTTTAAAAACTTATGGTTTAATTGATAAGAAGGGTATAATTGTTAAATAATGGAAGAACCAGTTTTTAAAAATTACAAAGAAAAGCAAAGATATTACGATGAGTTATATCGCAACATGGGTAGGTCAATACACGTTAGCAAAATTGTAGGAAGAGATGGAAAAGTTTTGCAACCTGGAGTGACTTATCATAGCGAAAAAGGGGAAATAAGAGCTATCAAAAGAATGGCTAAAAGAGATAAAAATAAATAAGAGAGGAGAAGAAACTTAATTATTAATTTGATAAAAGAGTTTCTTCTTTTTGTTTTTGGAGGATTTAAATTAATGAATTTTGTAATGAATGGAAATACTTGGGAAATAAAAGAATTATCTCAAAAAGATATATGTAAAGAAAAAGGAGTGGAATATGAACCAAACGTAGGTGAATATTTTGGAGTGACTTTTTTTAAGAAACAGTTGATTGTGCTAGACAAAGATTTAAGTGCTACACAGAAAAGAAAAACGTTAAGGCATGAGTTAGTTCATTGCTATATTGGTTCGTATATTAGTTTTGAAGATATTAATAATTGGAATGAAGATCAAATATGTGATTTAGTTGCTAATTCTTATGATATTATTGAAAAAATAATTAATAGTTATTTTGCTAGATGCGAAGAAATAGATGATCACATTTTAGAGGGTTGCTTAAATGGATAACACATTAGATTGGATTCTTGAAATATTACAAGAATGTATCGATAAAGATTTATGGTTTGAGATAAATCCAGATGATTCTAAAACATTACAAGATTATGTAAAAAAACTTGAAGTGGATCATAATAAGCTTGATAGAATAAAAAATATTTGTGATAGTATCCCTAAAGACTGGTCTATTGTGGGTGTTGAAAAAATACATGAGATTGAGGAGATAATTAATGAACATTAATATTTATAGTAAATATAGAGTAACCAAACATGTTCACTCAAATTATAGGAGTTATGATAGTGACGCCGATGATTTTTGGAAAGAAGATAAGTTCTCCCAAGAGTTAGAGTTAGATGGTGGGCGTATAGCAGATTTGATAAGCAATACATTGCGTTTATCTGATTTTCAAGATATTACCATAGATTTATTAGACAAAGACACATTAAAATTGAAAATAACTAGATTTAACCCTTTAAATGGGGAAAGTGATATAGTTATGTGCATGATTAGAGAAATGAGAGAGGAAGATAATAATGAAAAAAAATAAAACTTTAGAAGATTACTTTAATATTGAAGAGAAAAGTATAGAAGATATTATGGACGATGAAGAAGAATGGGTTGAACCACCAATGAGAACCGAAGAAGAAATTGCTGAATACTTAAACGAAGCGTGTGATAAAGTATGGTATATGAGAAGTCATCCTTGTGATAATCCCGAAATAGAAAAAGGAAGATTAAAAGCAATTAAGAGAGTGGAAAAACAATACCCAGAAGTTAAAGATGGTTTTGATACTTGGGATTGTGGCTTTTGGAATGGTGTTTTAGGTACTCTTCGTTGGGTTTTAGGTAAAGAAGAAAAGGATATGTTAGATACATAATGGACTTTCCTAGTTTTGATGAATTGTTGGATATTAATTGTGATAATCCTAGATGGTATGAATTAGATAATTTACCAAACGAAGAGTGGAGAGATATTCAAGGTTATGAAGGATTATATCAGGTTTCTAATTATGGAAGAGTTAAGAGTTTGGGAAGGATTTCCGGACGAAAAAGTAGGTGGGGAGGACAATACAATACAGTTGTAAAAGAGAAAATTAAAATTCCCTTTAAGAATAATAAAGGATATTGCATGATACATCTAAATAATAACGGAAAAGAATCTAATTTATTAATACATAGATTAGTTGGAGAAGCATTTATACCGAATCCTTATAATAACCCTGAAATTGACCATAAAAATGAGAATAAAAACGATAATAAAGTTAATAATTTAACATGGTGCACTAGACTTTATAACAACACTAAAGGAGTTCAATCTAAAGATGGAAGAAGAAATTCTTCTCGGTTCAGAATGAGACCTGTTAAACAATATGACTTACAAGAAAAATTGCTAAATATTTATGAAGGAATACGAATAGCAGAAGAAAAAACATTTGTTGATAATAGAAACATTGTTAAATGTTGCAAAGGTAAAGTAAAGACAGCAGGTGGTTTTATTTGGAGATACGCTGATGAATGATTTTGATAAATTAATCCAAGAACGACTTTGGGGATTCGATTTTGAAGTCACAATGTATGATTGGCTACTTGTATTAATAAAATATTCAGATAAAACTAAAATAACTTTTCATAATGATATACCAGACAATGTTTACAAGTTTATATTTGATAATAATCCAATTTTAATAGGACATAATGCACGTTATTATGACCAATACATATTAAAAGCAATACTATCTGGTTTTTCAGTGGGAGAAGTCAAGGAAGTCAATGACTATATTATTAATGGTGGTCAAGGGTTTGAATTACAATATGATAACGTACAAATCTCTCCGATATGGGATACCATACAAGATATTGTTCCTCCTAAAAGCTTGAAAGAAATTGAAGCTAATCTTTTAATGGATATTACAGAATCTACTGTTAGTTTTGATATAGACCATCCATGGAACGAGGAAGAATATAAAGAAATGCTTTACTACTGTACCAAAGATGTCGAGGCTTTATTTCCTTTATTTGAAGCAAGAAAAAGTTATTTTAAAACCAAATACGATTTGTGCATTTTATCAGGTATTGACACAACATATAATATGGGATTAACAAATGCTAAATTATGTGCTAAATTCTTGGAAGCAGAAAAAATAGATAGAGATGATGAAAGAGAGTTTGTTATTCCAAAAACAATAGATTTAAATTATGTTCCGAAAGAAATATTAAACTTTTTTGAGAGAGTACACGATAAAACAATTTCGGATGAAGAACTATTCACTAGTAAATTAGAATTTGACTTCCATGGTATGCCATCTGTATTTGCGTCTGGTGGAGCCCATGGTGCATTACCAAACTACAGCTATGATGAAAAATTAACCCCCAATAAGGTGGTTATTAATGTTGATTATTCAAGTCTTTATCCACATTTATTGGCTCTACCTGAGTATAATTTTATTTCTAGGAATATTAAAGATAAAAATAAATATTACGATACTCTTCAACGAAGATTAAAATTAAAGCACGAGGGTAAAAAAGAAGAACAATTACCACTTAAGCTTATACTTAACACTACTTATGGTTGCCAGAACAATAAATATAATGATTTGTATGATCCCAAAGGAGCACGAAATACTTGTTGGACAGGTCAATTATTATTAGCGTCTATGACAGAAGAAGTGTTTCAAATTGGGGATGTAAAATTAATTCAAATAAACACAGATGGCTTAATGGTAGAACTACCGAGAGAAAAATTACCACAATATTATGATGTATGTAATAATTTTTCAAAAAGAGTTAAAATAGGAGTAGAATATGATATAATTCACAAAATAATACAACGTGATGTAAACAACTACATTTTACTATACGGAGATAACGAACATTTAAACGTTAAAGCAAAAGGTGGATGTTTCGCAAGTTTACCAAAGTTAACTATCGAGAATGATGGTACCATTTCTAGTAAATATAAACCAGATTTTAAAGCCAACTCTTTGGCGATAGTTTCAGAAGCACTTGCAAAATATTTATTATTTGATATTCCTATTGAAGAAACAATATTAAATGAAAATATCATACACAAGTACCAACAGATCTCTCATCTCGGTTCAACCTATGAAAAATGTGTACAAGAAAGCCCGAATGGCGATATATTATTACAAAAGAATAACCGAGTGTATGCTGGACTAAAACCTAGTGGAAAAATAATAAAAGTTAAACCTGACGGAAGAAGAGATTCACTTGCTAACCAAGCACCTAATCCAATTATTGACAATGGAAACAAATGTACCATTGACCAAATTAATAAACAGTGGTATATTAAACTTGCTACCCAATGGGCTAACGATTTCCTAGGTATTAAACGCCTAACTGAATATAAAAAAGAGGAACTATTAACTATGGCTAATGATTTAGGTATGGTTGTGGATAAAAAAATAAAGAAAGATGACTTAATAAAGTTAATTGAAGAAAGAAATGAGGTAAAAAACATGGCTACTAAAAAAGTAGAAACAAATGAAGAAGTAAAAACTATGACTATTTATGAAAAAATAGCAAAAATGACAAAAGAAATTAGAGAACACGATTTTATAATGGATTGTGCAAACCCTGGTAACCTTGGTGGAAAGGAATATGCGTCAATAGGTCAGTACTACAATCTATTACACAACTTATGCGACAAATATCGTTTATTATTTAAATGGAATGTTATGGAATTAGAGTCCTTTGAAAAAGATGTATTTAAACCAACTGGAAAAATGCCATCTAACGTGGCAATAGTGAGTTGTACAGCAGATTTCATAGACCTCGATGATACACAATTTAGTAGTATAACATATAGTGCTATGGCAGGTGGTAGTGATATTGCCGACAAATCAGTTAGTGGTGCTAGCACATTAGCATTTAGAAATTGGTTTGATAAAAATTTCACACCAAAATATATGAATACTATCGAAGAAGAAATAACAGAGTTATCTGAAGAAAAAACAGAAGCACCTAAGATACCTACATATATTCCTACTGAAAGAAAAGAAGAAATAAAAAAAGAAGTAGTAGAAACAAAACAACATGAAGAATCTGATGACGAAGATATAAAAGAAGTTATCGGTAAAATTATGAAAGTTAGAGAGTTAAGTGGAAACGATGAATGGGGTAAAGAAACATTAAAAGCACTTTATAGTGGCGAAGTTACTAGTGCTGATATTTTAGCAATTAGTCTAAAAGTTGATACTAAATTAGAAAGTCTCGAGGTGACTGAATAATGGGATGGTTAATTGGTGGAATTTTATTAACTATTATTTTAGCAATTTTTATATGTATTGGAGAAAATTATAATAAAACTGATAAAATATACACACCTAAAGTTTTTCTAAGTCTATTCGGATTATTAATATGTTTATTTGGTTGTTTCACAACAATTAAAACTGGTGAGATAGGTGTTAAGACTAGATTTGGTAAGATTGTAGGTTCGACAACTAATGAGGGTATCATATGGAAATCTCCCATTGATAAAGTTAATAAAATAAATATTAAAGTACAAAAGTATGAAAATGATAACCCATTAGATACTTCTACAAAAGATATGCAAATTGTTAACAATATAAAAGTTGCGATTAACTACCAAATAGACGGAACGAAAGCTGTAGCTTTATATAAAACTGTTGGTAAAAAATATGAACAAATTGTACTTGAACCAGCTATTCAAGAAACTGTTAAAGGTGTTATATCAAAATACACATCGGAGGAGTTAGTAACGAAACGAAGTGAAATATCATTAGATATAAACACAACATTGAATGAAAAATTATCACAATATGGTATTAAAAGTGTAGCAGTATCTATTAACAATTTTGATTTTAGTGAAGCATATAATCAAGCAATAGAGAAGAAAGCAGTTGCTGAACAAGAAGTTCAAACGTCAAAAAATCAATTAGAAAAAGCTAAAATAGATGCTGAAACAAAAAAGGTTAAAGCTCAAGGTGATGCCGAAGCCAATGACGTTGTAAATAAAACATTAACAAAAGAGATTCTTATTGAAAAATGGATTGAAAAATGGAATGGATCCACACCAAAAGTAAGTGGTGGCAACAATATGATAGATATAAGTGAGTTGTTGAAATAATGAACTATGAATTTGTTGAACCAAATTCACCTAGATGGTTAAGCCTTGAAGATTTACCGAATGAAAGATGGAAGGATATTGAGGGTTATGAAGGATTATATCAAATATCTGATTATGGGAGAGTTAAAAGTTTGCGAAAAAAATATTATGGGGTACTGCGAACGAAAATTTCAAAACAAGGATATTGTTATGTTGCCTTATCTAATAATAATATTCGGGAAGATTTTAGAATAAATAGATTAGTCGCTATTCATTTTTTAGGCAAATGTAAATATAAAAATCTTCAAGCAAATCATAACGATGAAAATAAACTAAATAATTATTACACAAACATAACTTGGATGACTCCTGCCGAAAATTGCAACTATGGAACACGCAATAAGCGTGTTGGTGAAAAACAACATATGCGAGTAAATCAATACGATTTGAATGGAAATTTCATAAAAACTTGGAATAGTTTGAGCGAAATAGGAAAAGTGTTAAATTTCTCAGTAAGTCACGTTAGTAGTTGTTGTAACGGTTATCGAAAAAGTGTAAACGGCTTTTTATGGAAATTATATGATGGTGATACAAAAAATATATCCCCATATCAGCCAAAGACATTAAATCAATTTTCTATTAATTATAAGGAGGTAAAAAATGAATTGGAAGTATAGTGAAGATAGAAAACATATAGAATTAGAACAACCACCAAAGCAACATAAATTATTAACAGGAACTAGGTTTGCGAGTTGTTTGGGGTTGAATCCGTATTCCAGCCCTTTCCAAATTTGGTGCGAATGTACAAAACTTGTTACACCACCATATGAAGAAACAATGTATACAAAAGCTGGAAAAATTATTGAAAAATTCCAAAGAGAATATGTTTCCAAGACGTTCCCAAATATAAAAGGACCAGAGGAATACTTTTCCAACGCTTACGAAATGTATAGATGGAATTTCTTCGATGAAAAATATAAACCATATGGAGGTTTATGGGATGCTGTTTCAACTAAAAACAATGGAAAAGATATAGCAATGGTTGTTGAATTTAAAACAGCAAATTCAGCAGCGAAATGGGTGGACGGTCCACCAGTATATTACTTGATGCAAGGTGCATTATATGCAAAAATGTTAGGGCTAGATAAAGTGTTATTTGTAGCTAGTTTCTTATCACCTTTGGATTATGCACATCCGGAAGAATTTATTCCCAATGAAACCAATACAACAATGATAGTTAAAAGATTAAAAGATATTACTATAGAGTGTGATGGTGAGTATTTAAGTTTTGATGAATTATACCAAAAAGGATTAGAGTTTTGGGATAAATATGTCAAAACCGGCATATCGCCAGAATTTGATGAAAAACTAGACAAAGAATACCTAGACATAATTCGTGCCTCTAAACCAACTGAGGATAATGATTTAATTACCGTATGTTCAGAGGCTATTCAACTTGCTAAAGATATAAAGGAACTTGAAGTTTCTAGTGGATTAAAAGCTAAAAAAGATGAATTAAAAGTTCTTGAAGCATGTATTAAAGATAAAATGATTAAAGATGAAATTTACTCTTGTAACAATTATACATTAAAACAAAGTACAAAAAAGGTGTTTAATGAAGAAATGTTTGCAAAAGAGAACGAAAAATTATATAATAAGTATGTAGAGGACAAAACATCCTATACTTTAAATAAAAATATTAAGGAGGAAAAAATCGATGGAAAAAATGAAAGTTGTAATTAAAGGAAAGTATAACGAACGTACTAATCGTAGCGATTTTGATGTTAGTATGAAGGGACCTGCAAACGTAATTGCAAATGGACTAGCAACTACTTTATGTAGCGTTTGTATTGATGGTGACTGTTCATGTGCACAACTTGTTAAGATTATTAAACAAACATATGCACAATGTGTTGAAAAAGGAGAGGAATAATAATGAAAATTTTATTTAATTTAGAGCAATATACTCCTGTAGATGCAGGAGAAAGAGTATTAGTTATAAAGGATGCGAAATGTGTTCCAAGTGGAAAACCAACTAAGATTGAACTTATATTTGAAGATATTAAAACAAAAAGAACATTAAAGAGTAGTTATAGTTTTTCTACAGAAGGAGCTATGAGAGCGTTTGGTTTCTTATGCAGAACAGCATTAAATGTTCCAGATATGGGAGAATTTGATACCAATACTGATACACAAAAATTAATTGGTGTTAAATTAGTATGTGAGGTAGTACATACCGAAGGTACACAACCAAGAGAAGATGGTACATTCCCAATATTTGCAAACATCAGCAAGGTATTAAGTAGATATGAAGAAGGTTATGAGGCATCTACTGCGGCAAGCCCTAGAAATTCTATTCCAACTGGCGACTTAGACTAATATATTACTAACAAATCACACACGAGAAATCGTGTGTTTTTTCGTATAATTAAGTTAGAAAAAGATATAAAACGGTACACTTTCTTTTTCCAATGGAGATGTGATATATATGAATGAAGATTATGAAAATGTAAAAAGTTATCTACTTCGTTCTATTTATAGCATCTCTATTTTTAATTGTAAAAAATTAGATATTACGGACAAAGAACTTTTAAGTCTTGTTAATAATCTAGTTAAGTATATAACAGATAAATGGGAGGATGATGTGGAATGTATAATCCATACAACAATCAATATTACGGACAACCTATTGGACAACCAAGATACACACAACCAATAGAACCACAACCAATTATCCCAAAACCAATGGGATTAAATGGTAAAGTAGTGGATTCAATCGAAACTGTAAAAGGAATGGATATAAATTTAGATGGTAGTGTTAGCTATTTTCCATTAGCAGACGGAAGTAAAATTGTGACAAAACAATTAAATGTTGATGGTACCAGCAAAATAGTTGTCTACACGCAAACTAAAGAAGAGAATAAAGAGATTAAATATGTAACGAGTGATGAACTCGATAAAGCCATAAAAAAGATTGACTTGTCGGATATTAAAGATGATATAAAGTCGTTGAAGAAACAAGTTAAAGAGTTGAGGGATACTGATGAATAACCCAATAAATATGATAAAACTGATGATGGGAAAAATGTCGCCAAAAGATATGGCAATGTCAATGCTTAAAGATAACTCTAATCCGGTATGTTCAAATCTCATCAATATGATGGAAAAGAACGATGAAAAAGGTATTGAAGAGTTTGCCAGAAACATTTGTAAAGAAAAAGGAATTGATTTCGATAAAGATTTTCCTAATTTCATGAATAATTTTAAATAGGTATCTACTATTTTGGTGTAACCACCTAAATGGTTTGATATATAAAAAGAATAAGAAAGGAGGGAAATAAATGAGAGATACAGGTTTATCTGCATCAGATGTTGCTTTATTAAGTGGAAACACTGGTAGAAATAATGATGGCTTTGGTGGAGATGGATGGGCAAGTTGGATTGTCATATTTTTGATTTTCGCTTTCTTCGGTTTTGGTAACAGAGGATGGGGAAATGGCGGAAACGGTTCTACAGGAAGTGGTGCATTAGACAATTATGTTCTAGCGTCAGACTTCGCTACTTTACAAAGACAACTTAGTGATAATTTCTCTAACCTAACATCACAGGCAAGATATATTCAAAATGGTATTTGCGATAGTGCATATTCAACCGCACAATTGATTAATGGTGTTAATACAAACATTGCTGGTTCAACAGCAGCACTTCAAAACAGTTTATGTCAAGGATTTAATAGCGTTAACCAAGGTATCGTAACTAATGGTTATGAAACTAGAAATGCTATAAGTGATGTTGGTTATAGATTACAAGACTGCTGCTGCCAAACACAACGTGCTATTGATGGTGTAAACTTCAATATGGCTCAAAACACTTGTGCTATAACTACTGGTGCTAATAACAACGCTAGGGATATAATTGATGCTATCAATGCTTCATACAACAATTTACACAACGAAATAGTTGCAAATAGAATTGAAGACAAGAACGCTCAAATAACTGCTCAACAAAATGAAATTAATGCGTTAAGATTATCTGCTAGTCAGGCTGCACAGAATAGTTTCTTAATTGACCAATTAAAACCATGTGCTTCTCCAGCATATATTGTTCCAAATCCAAATTGTTGCTATAATTCTTATAACTTAACAAGTGGATGCAATGGTTGTGGAAGTTATTAATGCGTAACCCTATTTAGGAAACTCGATTACGAGAACACGCGATTTTCCTTTTAAAAGGAAATCAAAGATAGGGTAACACCTATCTTTTTAAAGTGGTCGAATTCGACCAGATTACAAAAATGTGATTTATAAAAAATATAAAGAAAGGAATGATAAAAGTGATACAAAGCATGATAAACGACATAACACTATTGTCAAGTAACTCCGCTCCTATTAATTTTGTTAGAGATTGTATAAGAACAAGAAGTACTTATAATTGGTTATGTAGAAACACTGGTGGTCCACTTTATAAAATAAAACAAGGTGGAAATTATAAAGTAACATTTAATGCAAACGTTACAAGTACAGCAACAGGTGTTGTTGCTCTAGGTCTATATGCTGATGGGGTATTATTACCAGGTACAACTGTTATAGCTGATATAGCAACAGCCGGTTCTTATTATAATGTATCTTTTGATAAAATAGTGCCAATATGCTGTGGCACATCAACAACATTAACAGTAGCCTCTGTTCCTAGTGTATTAACTGGTGCAACACCAGCAGCTACTGTAACACAAGTACCAACTATTCAAAATGCAAATTTAACGATAACACGTTTGTCATAGGTGATTCAATATGGAAGAAAAAGAATTAACTACAACAGAAAGCATAAAATCAGAAGTTGAAAAAATACTCGGTGATATATCAAATGAAGGTATTAATAGAGATAATGTTGACTATGTTTATAAACTTGTTGACGTTCATAAAGATTTGGAGCAAGAAAATTATTGGGAGGTGAAAAAAATGTATTACGGAAATTATAGAAGAGATGACTACGATGATATGAGCTATGGACGTAGAAGAAGAGATTCGAGAGGACGTTATAAAGGTCATGATATGATTGAGGATATGAGAGAAAACTACGACCGTTATAGCGAAAATCGTAGATATGGTGGAAAAGATACATCAGAATCTTTAGAGTATATGCTAGAGAGCATTGTATGTTTCGTTGAAATGCTTGAAGAAGATGCTTCTGAACAAGACATTAATCTTATTAGAAAATATACAAGAAGAATAGCTGAGATGTAATATGTTTGAATATTATAATGCAAATCCATTAAACAATGATATTTCTGATTGTTTTATTAGAGCAACGTCTTTAGCTGAGGGTTTATCTTGGCGACAATGTCAAGAGAAACTAAGTAGACTCGCAAGAGAACAAGGTGAAATGTTAGACAATGTTGATTTTGTAGAAAACTATCTTGACGATAGGTATCCTAGACAATGTCATTATTCTAAAACAGTTGGTGAGTTTATAGATGAACATCCATGGGGCACATATCTTATTACAATGCCGGATCATATTACATGTGTGATAGATGGTGTTTGTTATGACACTTTTAATTGTTTAGATAAAGTTATGCGTTGTGCTTGGAAAGTTAAAAAATAAAGGTCTAATAATTAGACCTTTTTAAATGGCTTTATTTTACGTTTTAACGAACGAAATAGTTTTATAGTATATTTATACTACTTTCATATTAATCGTTCACCTAGATATATAGGAATTAGTCTAGTGAGGTATAATCCATTATCTTAGTAAATATCTTTCTCATATCGGTACTAATCTTCCATTCTGAGCAACCTAGTTTAAAACTAATAGCTACTCTACTCATATCTTGATTGATACAAGTTAAAAGATTTGTTTCATATTCGTTTAGTCCAACCTCATTACAAAGTTTAATGAGATTAGGAAGGCACATTGATTTTATTTGGTGTTTGATTTTTATAAAGTCTTGTTTGGTTAACATACGACCACCTCTTGTGTTAATTGTATTTGAAATTGATTATGATTAAGTGTTGCGTTCATTGGTGCTTTGTTGGGTGGTATTATAACACACTTAATAAATTGTAGTATATGACAATATTTGTCCGATATGTCCAGACTGTCGTAGAAAGCAGTCCAAACTGTCGTAGGTATATAATAAAAAAAGATTTAAAACATTAAATCTTTAACTTTATCAAATATATCGTGCTTTCTTCTTTGTATTGTTCTGGCACTATATCCTATTTCATTTCCTATTTGAGAACTACTCATTCCTTTAACTAGCATGGATAATATTCGCTTTTCTTGTTTGTAATCATTTAATACATCACTGCACATTAAATACTTATAAACGGGTTCTTTAAATTTGAATCTATATTCAAACGTTTTCATACTCCCCCTCCTTTTTGCGAATATAATAACATTTATTGACAAATTTGTCAAGAAAATATTTTGAGAATAAAAAAGAGGGAGTTAAATCCCTTTTGCTTAGATTTGTAACGTAAAGTTATTTGTTACAGTTAAGCGTAATAACTTTTCGATTATCAAGAATTATTACGCTCAAGCGTAATAATTATTTATTGCTCAATTCTTTATACGAATCTCTGATTAGTTGACTCTCAACTGTAAAGAAGTTGTTATTAATACCTAACTCCTCAACAGCCTTCTCATATTCGTCCATGAACACAAATATTGCTTCATATTCGTGTCTTGTTTTAGGTATCCCTTTATGTAAATCACCTGCGAATGATACTACTTGATAACGCCATTCTTCCATATCAGCTCGTAGATTTGCTAATCTATGTTGTTCAATCTTTTCTTCAATCGGTTTTAATTTCTTTGTAAAAGTTTTATTTACTATTCCTGTAAATATTCCAAGTATACTACTTAGGGTAACAACTAAACCGCCTATTTCTTGGATAGTATCAATCATTGTAGCTCTCCTTTTTATTCTTATTTAGACAACCATTTTTTGAATAGGTCAATTATTGCTCTAATTAATTTTTTAATAAAGTTTTCTGTTATCTCAGGTTCAGGAGTAGGTTCAGGTTCAGGTGTTGGAGTAGGTTCTGGAATTGGTTCTTCTTTCAATGGATGATATACAACACAATCACTAGCACCTGCTATCCACTTACCTTCTTCTACTTCATACCAAGTGAATTCTCCATCCTCATAAGTAGATGTAATATTATAATAACCTTTTTTAGCAACACCAATTATTTCACTATTTGTGCTATGGTCTGTTCTAACTCTCATAGTATCATCCCAAGCGATTTCAACTTGATTAACTTTATCGTTTGTTTCGACAGGATTAGGAAGTTCTATTATAGTAAATAAGTCCTTATCAACATATTCGGTAGGGTCTATTCTTACACCATCTTTTCTAACTTCAAAGTGAAGATGCCCACCGAAAGCTCGTCCTGAATTACCCATATATCCTAATTCTTGACCTTTTGTTACATATTGTCCGTTACTAACATATAAACCTTTTTGCATATGTGCATATAATGTTTCATAACCTTTACCATGGTCTAGTTTAATACAGTTTCCGTAACTTGCATTACCTGTTGAGTTGGTATCATTGTTTAAACCATCTTGATGAAAAACAACTTTACCATCAGTATGTGCAACTATCGTATCTAATGTATACCCAGGTCCAACTATATCGTTTGCTAAATGGGCATCGGAAAATCCTTGAGTTGTTTCACATTGACCACTCTTTAAAATTCTACAACTTCTACTCATCTCTATCCCTCTTTCTTTATCATTTTATTGATATTATTTAGGACGTCATATGCACCGCCAGCAAGCAAACCACTTAAAGCAATGGCTACTTTAAAGTCTTTTGTAATTATCCATTCAATTATTGCTACAATTACACCGATTAAAATGTTTTGGATTGGTATTAAATTGTTTGATATAAACTTTGACTTCTTCGCAAATATGCCTAATATCCATGTTAAAATAATCGTTACTACTGTTATAATTTGTGTTAATTCCATAAACTCACTCTCCTTTTTATTCTTAATTACATTATATCATAAAAAAAGAAAAAGGGCAAATCGACTACATTTTCTTATAGTCATATCCTTTTTCTTTTAGTCTTTTTAACATGCCACCAACAGTTCCCCTTGAATTTACACCAACGAGCTGAGCTATTCTTTTAATAGTAGGAACTTCTCCGTATTCGTTTTTATATTTTTCAATAACCTCAATATAAATATTTTGTATAAAAGTCATGGTACACTCTCCTTTAATTTATTATAAACGATAAAAGAAAAAAGAGCAATAGCTCTTTTATTCTTCTGTAACCCAGGTCAATGTTCCGTTTATATTTTTTAACACTTGTGTCTTTGTTGCATCATATCCTGTCATATTTTCATAATGTGTTTTATCGGTATATAATTTCGTGCTAGGATTGTAATTCCCTGTTGGTGTATATACCGTTGTATTACTAGCACTAAGTATAAGAGTACCACTAGGAACTCCTATTATATAACATGATGTTATATGATACATATCATTAGTCCAATTTCCATTAACTATAACTTGTGATGTGACAACTTGTCTTGTATCGTTAAATACATTTAATATTTGAACATCGCCACGAAAATTATAGGTTGTTCTTGTATTCCTAATAGTGCTAGGACAACTAAAACTCATGTAATAAGGATTGACATCAGATGATGTATAATCGACATAACAAGCTATTCTCTTAATTGTATACAGTTTATCTTTATATTTATTAATTAGAGATTCCAATTTTCCTAAAAAAGCTGTATCAGTTATACTTTTTTGTCCACCTGGAAATAAGCCATCAACATAAACCTCCGGTATATTTTCTACATTAGCACTAACAACACCATTTTCATCAGCACTAAGCCCTTCTCCTAATTTGATACCACCTAAAGTTTCAGCACTTGCTACTGGTAATGTATATTTGTTATTATCCACATATTCTTTTGTTGCAGGGTGGTAAGGTCCACTTGGCGTATATGATGTAGTATTTGTTTTAGAAAGATAATTATTACTGTTGGCAATATGTATTTCTTCTTGTGCCCACCTTCCGCCAGCTGATTTACATGTGAAAATATCATTACTCCAAGTTCCTGTTATACCAAAGTTTAATCCTTGTATTTTATAATTAAGACCATCTAAAATTAATAATCCGTATAATATTATAGACGTTGGCTTTTTTTGTACATTTGTACCTGAAATATTCAATGTTATGCTTCTACTAGAAGATTTGGAATATAGTATTAAGGTAAAAGTGTGTAAGCCTTTTTGATACGCATCGTTGACAATTTCACTTATTCTGTTTTTTGTATCAACGGAGTTTGAATTAAATGGATTATTTCCGTCAAAGCTTTCAACATATAACGTATACAAACCTTCTATTCTACTATCGATTTCTTCTTTAGTATAATAATCAGTCAAATCAACAGAAGTATCTCCAATGTGTTCCCATCCTGTTGTTTCTGTATAAACATACTCATCATATAAATTTTGTTCACCAGGTTTGTCTTTCTTTAAAAGATAAATTGTGTCCGTTTCACCAACATCTGGCAAAGTATCTACAACTTGCATTTTAACAGCACCTGGAGCACCTGGAGGACCAGCAATATTTACTGTAGGTGGGTTTTCCTTTCCTTTATCGTTTGTCCAACTCAAGTCTCCCGTATCACTAATGCTAGGAGTGAAAGTTGCACCATCCAACTCACCATTTTTAGAAGCCTCTACGACTTTATTGGTTTCTTCGATTAAATTATCAAGTATAGGTAATCTATCATCGGCTTGAACTGGCTCATCAGTAGAAACAAGTTCGAGTCTAACTGGAAATTCTTTTATTCTCGCTGTTGTTAATCTATTGTCCTCTCCATATAGAGAGATTTCAAACTTGTAATTACCCTCTTGATTTAACACTCCTTTTGTAAGTTTTAATTGATTATCCGTAATATCTTGAACATAGATTGTACCATCCGGATAAAGTAGTTTAAATACATAACGACCTGTTTGATCGAATGTAAATTTAAACAATGTTGAATTATGGTCATTTACAACAAGTATGAAATCAGGAGCATAAATTCTGCCTGTTGTAAAATTGACATCGAAATTATATGTATTCATAATAATTCCTCCTTTATTTTATTATACCACATGTTTAGGCAGTTCTTTGCCACATGTATACGGTCATATATGGTGGTAAGGTTGAAGTTGCACCGGTGTTTGCTTTATTTTCCAAAACATCTGCCGTTTCATTTTTTCCAGAAGCTTGTACACCAGAGTTACCAAACTCAGATGACGAACCTGTTTGAACAGCTTCTATAAAGTTATCTGTATCACCATGATATAATCTAATTAATTTAGCATCTCGTGCAAACATACTACCATAATAAGCATTATACTGAACGCCATAGATATGCGAGTGAGTTTTACTACCAGCTATTTTTCCACTAGTTGAAAAATCTTCATCAGATGTATCTACACCAACTAAAAATTTACCTTTTAATTGTTTCCATTCGCCACCGAATAATAATTTTGGATTTGTTTGATTTACATTCATATAGATAGAACCAATTGGGTATATAATATCTGCCCAACATGTTGGTGTTATCCAATTGTTATTCTGTTTTGCGGTTAACGTAGTGGCATCTAAACTATAAAAGCCTGGTGCAGATTTACTTGTTATTTGTTCATAATCGGTTAATGATGTAAAACAATCCGAACCTGTTAAACCTTTTGCTATTATTTTTGTTGGAAAATTACCACTGAGAACTGTAGACGGTACAGTTTCATAATTAGTAGTAACAGGTAATGCAAATGTTTTAAATTTGTTATTAACGTTTATTCCGCCCATTGAAAATTGATTAGTTACTCTAACATCATGATTAGTCCATGAAAACACCGAAACTGCAGAATTTAAAGTACCAGTATTTTCAAAAGATGTTAATAAGTCGGACATTTTGTATTCAATTATATAGTTGGTATGATAGTCAAATCCTATTATATTACCACTCGCATCTTTTAAATATAACAAATTGCTATCAGATGTTAAATTGTTGGTGTCTATCCAATTGTTTTGTCTTTCACATTTGCTAGTGTCAAGGATAAACCAATCTGACCATGTTGCGTTTGTATCATCAGCATCTTTATATCGCCAAGTAAATGTGAAGGTATTCTTGTTTTTTTCATCAGCATCAAAATATCCATCATAGAAACGTGCATTAAATACAGCATATGCTTTTTGTGTTGTTTCTTCCGCACTTATTTGGTCGCCTCTAAAAAAGTAAACAATATTTTTGTTCTGGAAAGAATCATCAGCCCCGACATTTACATAAGGGACCCATCCACTGTAAGTAACTCTGGAGTAACCTGATAATCCACGAGTGTTAGTCATTGTTATATCGAAATAATTTATGGTTGGTTTTATATCTTTATATTCCCTAACACCAACATCAACCGGTTTTCCAGCAATAGTTAAAGTAGCTAATAAACCATTTATATCGTCTGGATCACTTGGTTGTATTACAAAATTATTTCTAGCAATAGATTGATTTGCAACCACTCTTGTTCTATCTTTTGTTAATTTAAATGTTTCTTCATTTTCGTCATAAACTGTTGCAGAGGTTACTTTAGGTGCACATGATGACATTACAGTTATGACTAAATTCGCTGTGCTATCACCTAAATTATTTTCACCATTATAGGTTGTCAATGTAATCGTTGCATACATTGCGTTGCTTGTAAATAACGAATATAAATCGGTTTTGCCATCAAAGTATAAATCCATTCCGGTATTTTGCTTATTCATTATTGTTGGGAAAATAATTTCAGCATCCGACCATTCTCCGTTTGCACCATTAATATATTTAGTAAAACTATCTCCATACGTCACTTTTAATGAGTGCATAAAAGTGCTTGAAGCAGGTTTTATTGTTGTTATTTTATTTAATTGTCCAATCAAAGCTCCGTATGATGTACTATCAAAATTTGTTTTTCTGGGTATATATGTTAATGTCATTTCCCCAGAAGCATTTGCATTACCACAAGTATAGTTGACACCCGTATTATCGGTAACGGAGAACGATATTGATATTGTTTTATTTCCATCGGTGTCGTGTTCTATTTCAAAACTTCCACTTGCAAGGTTTTCTGTTACTTGATCATCGTATCTAGGTATTGTACCCGAAAAAGTGGTACCTCCAATAGAGCCTGAATAAGTTATACGAGAACCCCAATCTGCCCAATTCCAACCGGTTTGTATTGGGGATATTTGGAAGGTATATGTACCTGATGATTTATTGGTTTCAATATTAGTACTATCTTCATTTACTATTAGCGTGAACATATGATGACCTTTGCTACCGTTTGCAGTTATTGTTTTAGTTTGCAATGCCATTATTAATCATCTCCTTGTATCCAGAAACATCCAATACGGGTTGTGTTATCTGATTCTTTATACTTTTCAAAACGTCCATTTGTACCGAAGTTAAGATACGTTCTTGCTGTTAAGTTTTCACTTCTTACCCCACTATTATCTATTGCAAGCAACGTATTGTTGTTATTTGTATTGGTTATTATCATACCATTAGCATTGACGTTGGTTTTTGTTTGAGCATCTGTTCTACCAACTGTCATACCATTTATGTCAAATATCGTAGTTGCAGTTTCAAGAGAAGTAACAACAGTTCCATCAACACCAACACCACTAACAATGTCCCGTATTTCCGATTTAGTGTAAACATCTCCGATTGTAATCATATTCCCTCTAATATCTTTGATGTCATCTCCAATCTTAGTTATCTCTTGGTTAATAATTGTTATTTCTTTATTTGCCCTATCAACATTTATCCCAATGCGATTCATTCGGCGTTCAAGACTATCTTTATAACCATATGTATCTTCGGTTTTTGTTTCACCTTCGCTTGAAATATCGCTCTTAATGTGTCCAGTATACTTTAATGTGTTCGTGAACGGATATGTAATTATTTTATTCAACTCCATATCACTCACTTCAATTGGCTCATAAGCCTTTAACCAAGGGTGCCCAATTGTTTCCATTTTTGTTATAGGTCTATATTGTATACCCCACAAAATATCGCAACCTTGTATAGCCTCTAGTTGCAACTGGTCAGATATTTCTAAGGTAGTACCCATTGTTAAAGGATTGTTATAAATATTAATTGTTGTTGTATCGGTTGACGTGCTATTTCCATCTGTCAATTCATGTCCTTGACCATCAACATCTTGAAGTCCACAAAATACTCTATTTATAGGACCATACGATTTCTTTTGTGTTTCTAATGAATAGTATTGGTCATAATTTAATTTGTGATATTTATCAAAGTTAACATATTCTGTGTTAAGTGTTCTTATATAGCATATATCGTCCCAATCTACTTCACAATAGCCAAATGCAAGTTCCGAAATATATTTCATAATATCTCTACAAGTTTCACCACTTGTAAATTGGTTGCTTAATATTTTAAAATCTGAATGAATAAAATTCGTACTTCCCAGTTTTATACCAACTTGGGTACAAGTGTAATTGGCTAACCATCCGTTTGTAACATACGATTGTTCTTTTATCATATCATTAAAGCTTTTTGTAAAAGCATTATTTGTAAAGTTTGCGTCAAAGGGTATATTAAATAAGATTGTTAAATCGTACCCCGTATACTTTGTGTTATCACTCACCTCATCATCATTAGGTTTGCTTATGATGTATGTTCCTAAAGAATACCAATTTGTTGCAGTAGATTTGAATTTTGATAATCCCATTCTAACTTCAACATATTTATCCTCAATATTGAAATCGTCTGTAATATTTTGAAGATTACCAGTTAATTCTTTTGCGGTAAATTGACCAAAGAAACCTACATCTGGAACGTATCTTTCATCGTCAATTGTCCAATCTTTAACCGAATTTGTTTCCGTTAAAATAGTTATATCTTGAGTAGAATAGTTTGATAATGAGATTTCTGTTGGTGTTTCTAATCTATATTGTAGGAATCCTCCATTGTATTTTTCTTGCATCGTAGCGAGTGTATCCGTACTTGTACCAACAAAAACAACATTTGCAGGATTTTCATAGCAAGTACCAGGTTCGTAAGATTGGACGAAAATAGCTTTTTCAGCTAAAAGTGTGGAAACACCCGTTCTCTTTTTAGTTGGTTTTGGTGTAACAGCACTACCAATATTACCATTTGATAACGTTAATGTATTAGATATTGAAACCGACCACTTCCCAATGTTTTTATCAACATAAACATCACTTGCACGATAAGGTTTGTATTTTATAGGTTTATTAGTAACACTAATAAGTAAATCTGTATAATCAACGTAATCTCCTTCATTACTTGTCCCACTTACATTTGCATAAAACAACGCCCATATCCTATCACAATTTTTAGGGAACTCACTAGGAATTGTAACAGTGATACTCTTATTTACTGTTGCACCGAAGTTCACTATAGATTGAGTAGAGGGTATTGTGCTGTTACCAAAATAAAGAGAAAGTCGCCCTACATTTGCTGCACTTGGTGTTATGTTACACGAAATAGTTAATGTTTTATCCAGTAGCTCTTCTTTTCCCAACTCAATTGCACAATATTTATAGTTACCAGCTTGTATCGCAGTTGACCTAATGCCAGTATCTAACGTCGTTTTAATTGAACTTGAGCCATTTAATGCAACGGCATTTTTATCGAATATATTTCTTTTAGTATCATAAACCAATCTATCGAAAACATTATTCGGTAAGCTACACAACTCGTTTTCACCTAAATCAACTGTCAATAATTTTTTGTCAGTTGCATATGGTACAACTATTTGTATTTGACCTTTTATTGAAGAAATCGGACTCGGATACTCGGGACTAGGAATTACATAATAAGGTTCGTAATCTTTTTTTTCCACAGGTGTTAAACTTAGCATTGGATAGCATATCACATTCTCAAATGTTCTAGTTGTTCCTTTAGCAACTTGTAAGTAAATTCTTGCAGTAATATCTTCGGGTAAAGTAACGACTTTAACTGTAGAACTACTTAATGTTATGTATTGTGAACCCGTATAAGCAACCATACTTATTTCAGGATAGTCTTGTTCAATGGAATAATATGTTCCAGCTTTTAAAACGTTTGGATTATCGGAATTGGATAGCCAAACAACACTATTATTAACATTATTATTAGTACCATTCAATACATATGTTCCATCATCATTTAGTGTATACGTTATACCATTGTTAGTTACATTTGTGTTTTTAGTTTTATTTTCTAACAAGTTTTTACTAACTTTTGTTTCTTGATAAGATTCACCGTTTAAGTAATAATAATCGTTTTCTGCGTCATATTGCATTTCGTAACTTGGACCAGGTAGTTTTGTATCCGAGATTAATAATTTAGTTTTAATGGTACAATCACCATTTAATAATAAGTCTTTATCTGAGTTGGTTATTTCTGTTAAAACAGCCATTATCTCACCTCCTAATGACCTATTAATTGAAAGTCATCCATAACAATCATAGGTTGACCAGCATAAACTATTGTTTTATATTGTAAGTCATTGTGATAAAATGTATCGGTTATATAAGATTTGGATTTGGCATCCCACACTTCAACCGTTAAATACATTCCGTATCCAGATTCATCACCATGTAAAGCATCCCAATAAACTTCAAATTGTTCTTCTGTCATAGGTGGAAACCCCATCCATATTTTTGCTCTAGTGTGTGGGAGAACTTTTATTTGAAGTTTCCCACTTGCTAGAACACCTGCGTCAGTTACTTGAACAAGAGCAGGAGCGAATTTAAAAGCTTCTCTTTTTATAGATGGATTTTGGAATTTACAATCACCTATTTTTACATAATATTTTGGTTCTTCTTGATTCATAAATTACCTCCTATAAATTGATTGTTCCGTATTTATTATTTTGTAATTTATTATATTGTTGTTGTTTTTTATATAAAGTTTCGTTGCCAAGATTAATTACAATTGGTTGTGTTGAATCACTTTCTTGAATAGCCTCTTTAACACCTTGTTTTATACCTTGAACTATTTGGTCATTGTTAGCAACTGCTGCACTATTACCAATTCTTCCAATATATTCGGGTACGCCGTTTTCATTGGCATAAAAGAATTGTCCACTCGGTACGAAACCGCCATTTGCTCGACCACCAGCCGTAGCTTTCACTTGTGGTGGCTCAATTCTAGGTAGTTGTAGTTTTGATATAGGATTAATACTTATGTTTATACCTACTTTATCAAATGCTTTGGCAATCGTATCGTTCCAACCAGATATTAATAAATTTAGTGGTTTCACGAAAACTGTGTTGATAAATACTTCTACTAACCATGCACCAAAATTAACTAATGCAGCACCCAATGATTTTAAAGCATCACCTATGCCACCTAATGCTTTTTCAGCACCTTTTCCAGCTTTTTCCCAATCATCTGTAAACACACCAGTTAGAAACTCTACAACACCACTCAATGCTTTTACAACACCCACAATGGCATCACCGAGCCAACCAAAGATTGGTTCTAATGTTTCTTCCCAAAAACTAATAACATTATCTATTAACGGTTTTAATGATTCGTCGTATAACAATTTTAAATCACTAATCATATCCCCAATATATCCAAGTATTTCGTCTAAATCACTCGACAAATATTCGTCATATATTTTTTTAAAATAACTTGCTATCCTATCGATCCATCCGAATATATCGCTTAATATATTATTAACTAGTTCAATTGCTGATTGAAAATCATCACTAATCGTCCAATCTAAGAATTTATTGGCAATATCACCAACGAAACCGCTTATCGTTTTAAATGTATTTGATAAACTAGAAAATATCTTACCGACCGTTCCATTCTCACTTAGGGTTTGTATTGTGGTTTCACCTAATTCTATAATTTTTCCAATTATCTGATTGATATCTTCTGCAACACCACTAAATACCGTTGTTCCAGCAATACCATCAAATAATCCACCTGCACTGGAGATTATTTGTTGTATTGTGGACACTACCGATGAAACAATTCCAGACCAATCTATATTTACTATCGTATCTCTAATTGCAGATCCAAGAGCCGTCCAGTTAATTCGTTGAAACATTGTTGTGAAAGCATCTGCTGATTTAATAATAGTATCGTTTATTTTTTGCCCCATGACTGACCAATCGAAACTCTCAACAGCATCACTTATTCCCCCAAAGATGGCAGTGAAAATATTTATTTTACTAGCAATCATATCACCTATTTTTAGATTTTTAACAAAAGTGGTTAGTTTTTTGCCGAGTTGTTTGAAATCTATAGTATTGATTATATTTGTAATAGAATCTCTAAAGAGTATAACGCTTTCGCTAATGCTAGTCGCTAATGCTCCGAAATCTAGTTTTCCAACAAAACCATTGAAAAATTCACCAATCTGTGTTGTAATTTCCATTACTTTTTGACGTGCGGTATCTAATCCATTGTTTAAAAATGTTATACCATCGTTTATTCCACTAGCAAAAACTTCACCGACACCTTTCCATTTTCCTGTATCTAATGCCTGTTCGATACTCGCCTTGACTTCTTTGATCCAATCAACTATTTTTTGAATCGGTGTTAAGTCAATTTTATCCATATCTATTAATTGGTCATCGTCACCACCAGTATCTTTTTTAAATTCAACAACATTCAAATCATCAAACTTTTGAAGATTACCAAGTGTGTCTTTGGCTGATTTTCCCCAACCTTTCATGGCTTTTTCATTTGCTCTCGCAATTAAATCAATACCAGTTAAAGCGTATATCACTGAGTAGATAACTCTAACGAATTGATGGAATAAATATTGAACGTATTCAAGTGCTGGTGCAAGCTGAGCACCCATTGCTCTCCAAGTGTTTGTAAATGCTTTTTGAAGTTCCCCATCCATTTGTAAATATTCATCAGCTGCTTTTCGCACAAAGGTAAATGCACTACGAACACTTAACAAAGCAAATCCCATTTGTTTTATTTTGCTACTTACTCGTTTAAATGGCTTTTCCAAACCTTTGACAACTGTTTTTCCACCAGAAAAAATCGTCTTGAATAATTTGCCCACAGATTTCAGACCATTTTCCAATCTAGTTAATGTTTTTTGCAATGATTTTGTGCTTTTCTTAGCTGCATTATGCGCATCGATTAAAGTACGAATCCTAACATTATAATTTCTTGCTAATGTAGACATAGCGTTGAAACCTGCTGCAATTTCTTTCATTTCATCTGCGAGTGGTTTAAGTTTAATCGCCAATTCAGTTGCCACTCTTCCAACATTTTCTAAAGTGTCTGGTGTAATACTATCCATTACTTCTGGAAGTTTTTTTAAATTATCGGCTAATGAACCTAGATTTTTTGTACTACCGATACTTTCCAAAGGTTTAACATATTCAGCTATTTTTCCAATATTTTTTAATTTATCGGCTACTCCCGAAATACCTTTACTAGCGTTTTTTATATTTTCTAAAGAAGTCGCTAGTTTGTTAAGATTGTTAAATCCACCAGATATAGCACTTTTTAAATTCGCAAGGCTTGCGGCTAATTTATCAATATTTGACACAGCATGTCCGGCATTACTCTCAATGTTTAACATTACAGTATCTAATGAAACTGCTCCTTGACTAGCCATATAATCACCTTCTTTTTATTTATTTTTAAATTTTTGTTCCATTGCTCTAAACACATTATTAAAGTGTATCATTGCTTTTAATCTCTCGTTTTCCCTATCTTGTTCAATTTCTTCTTGTGTCTTTTCACGAGGAACGATTTTATCGAGTAAAAATGGTTTATCAGCATAGGGTAGAGGCTTTGTTCCTTTTTTAGAAAAGGCATGTAGTATAGGTGAAACTTTACAAAGAGCTTCGTATACATACATGCCTTGCATCCAATTATTCTCGTCTTGTTGTTGTAATTTCAATTTATAAGATTCTCGATAAAATTTAACCCTATAAGCAGAACCATACCAAAATTCATTGTATGTCATTCCGTAAGACATATATATTGGACAATTTTTCTCAAAAAGTTCCGTGAGAGAAGTATGCTCTACTTTTGAACCTTCTTCGGAGAAAGGTCCACTACTTCCCATTCGGCGTTTCCCTCGTCATCTGGTTCAGCATCGTCAAACAATGCTTCATATGTTTCTTGAATCATTTGAATAAGTGCTTCTATTAGTTCATCTTTCTTAGGACATTTTTTATAGATTTCATCAATTACACTTTGTTTAGTTTTCCTATGATGTTTTATAAATGCACCTGCGAAAGCCATTTCTATATTACTCATTGGCTTGTTTAAAAACTCTTGAATATTAAATCCATTCGCTTCCAATGTTTTAACACTCATTCTATCATATTCAAGTGTATAAGGAACACCTTGGTATGTTAAATTAATTTTAGTATTCATATCTTATCCTTCTTTCTAATTATTCACCAGTTGGCTTTGCAGCTTTAACTGGAGCACCTACTGGAGTGATGTAGTTAGTGATTTCTAAAACAGAGTTAACAGCTGTTTCAGGTAATCCCATTGAACTAGGGTTTCCAGGGAAATAGAAAGCGTTTGTTAATCCTGGAACTACTATGCAGAACCAAGTTTTCTTTCCCTCTACTTTACCTGCTTGGTATGCAGTCATTAATGCTTCCCATTTAGTAACTAAATCTTCTGTTAAGTTAAATGTAAACTCTAATGCTCCACCTAAATCTTTAAGACCGTCTACATAAGTTTTATACTCTAATTCGTCAAGAGTAGTTGTTTCAAGTGTATCTGGAGATGGGTTTAAACTAGGTGTTGACTTGATACCATAAATTCTTGTATATCCAGTTGTAGGTCTTGTTCCTTTTGTAGTTTCAACACAGTAATGTAATTGCACACCAAGTGTTGATAAATCTATTCTACTATCCATTTTAATACCTCCTATAAATTGTATGCGTGTCTTGTTCAAGACAACAATCATATCTCAAATAACCAACCATAATGTTCTCATCGCTTCTGAGTGGTACAATAACAGGTGTACCAATACGGTGAAGACATCTATACCTAGTTCCTTTAAGATATGTATCTAATATTTCTGCTATTGCTCTTACATTTTGAATAGCAGTTTTTTCAAGAGATTGTTCTGAGTATATAGCGAATTGATACCCCAAATTTGTTATTCTTTCTGTTTCATCAAAATATCTTGAATTATCCTCGTTTTCAATCTCCTCGATAGTAATCATGGGATATGTTATATTTGGATAAACTTCATATGCTTCTTTAACAATCATACTTGAATATTTTTCATTCGTTGTGAATAATTCCGATATGTCTGTTTTCAATTGCTCAATTAAACCGTGCATAATAACACCTCCATTATTTGTTAATAGTACGGATAGCATTATTTAATTCTGTTTTAATGACATCATCTTTTCGTGCTTTGATTTCTTTAGCAGCGTTATATATTTGCTTTCCAGCCGGTATACCATACGTTTTACCACTTTGGTCATAGTTCCCTATACCAGCGTTTGGTTGATATATCCAATAATGTTTTCCAGTGTAATCGATATGTGTACTAACATATGGTCCGCTATTATATGGATTTAAAGGTCGACTGCTTGTATCGTGCATTGGATGCGGAGATGCTAAACCTTCTTCACCAGTACCAAATTCATCGTAAACAGCATTTGGTCCAGTTAATGCCACATATCCTTTAGTTCCATTTTCAACAACACGACCAATGACTTGACTTTTTTCAGCACCGGATTGAATCGCCATGGCATTTATTGTGTTTGCTTCTGTTACACCAATGTTTACTAAATTTTGTATAATATCAGTATTTGCTACTTTAATATTATCTTTCAAAAATTCTAACTTTTGAATAGCGTCTTTAATACCTTGCTTGGAAAGTTTGACTATCATTTCTTACCACTCAATTTCTTGAGATTTATCTCAATACTATTTAAAGATATGATTGGATCACTATCCACTTCATAGTTAGCATCTTTACACAATTCATCAAATGGAACACTTGGTGATATTCCAATATATACTCTATCATTAGCATGAAACATTGGTAAATCTTTAATATCAGCCTTTATTCTTATGTACATTGGAAAATCCAATCCCAATGCAATCAAATCACCATCGCTATTTGTATATTGATAGTTTTCCATAAGAGGTATAGGTTTTTTATATTTAGCGATTAAACCGTCTTGATAACGATTACAAATATATATTTTTCGTTTATTTCTCATCAATGAACGCATATTCATCACCTACTTTATAAGTGGTATTATTTGGGATAATAATTCTTTTGGATAATCTCCGGCAGAACTATAATATCTTGTTATTCCATTTTCAGAATGTGAGTTTTGACCTTCTGCACCGATTTTAGCAATAGATGACACACACATCGGAATTATTAAATACTCATACTTACTATCGTATAATTTGGATTCGGTTTGTGTGAAATTACGGCATCTATTAATAGCACCTATAGCTTGATTTACTTCTAGTTTTAAAAAACCATCAGACATATTTGTCATATCAAAATTTCTAGCAACTAGGACATCTTTTAGATTTGTAACTAAATCTTGTATTTGTTTATCCACACAAATCACATCCTTTTCTATTTATAACTTTTATTATTCTTTTTGTTATTGTTTTGTAATTTATTTTTAATACTTTCAGTGGATACTGACTTAACTGAATTTTCGTTATTTATTTCAGTATTAAATCCACTCGCTTCGATGGTCAATTCACCATCGTTTAAACTAACCTTTATCTCACGGTACACAGAAGGGTATAATTTTATATAGTATTTGTTTTTATACTCATAAATCATATTATTCAACTTCTTTCTTATCGCTACTCATATCTGGTAGTTTAATTTTCATACCTTCATTCTTTGGTTTTTCAATTTTAGGTTTATCAACCTTTTTTGGTTTCTCTTCAACCATGTCAACAATGATTTGATAACCTAGGGGCTTGAAAAAACTTTCATATGCCCCTTTAGTTACCACTTTTGTTTCGTTGTTTTTATGTATTCTAATCATTAGGCTGCAGTTGCGGTGTCAACGATAACGATTTCGTTGGCTCTTTCAAATGAAGGTAATGCGTACATAGATACTTTAGTTTCAACGTTAACAGGATCTTCTGTTCCATAAGTTGTTACAGCAATACCATTGTCAACGATAGATACTTTAGCAGTGCCTAATGAAACTAAATCACTTTCTTCTGGTGTAACACCAAAATGAGTATTACCTAAAGCTCCATCTGGCATTAATACTAATGTGTTATCTGGTACATATTTAACCGCTTCTCCACTTTCATTTACACGAACATTATCGTATACATAAATTGATATACCAGTTTCATTGTAGATATAGTCTAATGCTCTATCCGTAGTTATATTTACAGTACCATTAGCAAATACATAGATTGCATTTTTAAGGGCTGTGTTTGTTCTAAAGTTTTTAGCAACACTTGAGTTACATACCGCTCTAGTGATTGTTACACCTTTTGCTCTCATATTTTCAACAAACTTTGTAATGTCTCCAATAATATCAGCACTTGGATCTGACCATACTGTAGTAACGTCTACTTTTTGGTCTGCTGGAACACCATAATCATAAGAATATGCTTGACCGTTACTAGCCATAGTTATTGTACCAGTAGTTAAAGCCTCCATTCTCATTTGTTCAAGAGTTACTCGTGCGGCTTTAATTAAGTTAATTTCATCATCAAATATTCTTGTTAAAATTTGATTAACAAGTTGTTCGTTATTTGTTTGAATCAATATGCTTAGTTTTTGTCTTAATTCTTCATCAATGTACATACTTTCTTTGAAGAATGGCATTATGGTTTCGTAAGACTCGAAACCTTGTCTATCTCTACGGATAGCCTTAGTGTCATAAGCAGCAAGTCTTAAACCAACAGGTTGGTTTTTAGCACCTTTAATCCATTCTAGTTTGATACCAATTTCCTTTACAGCAGGGAATAAAGTTTCACCTAGTAATGGTTGCTCATTAACATTTTTTTCAATCCAATATTCTGCTACATTCTTAGCAGTTACTAAATCAAATATACTCATTAATAAGCACTTCCTTTCACGAATATAATTCTGTCTACACCTTCTACACTAGCAAGAATAGTTTGAATACTAGAATCTAGTTTTAGTAAATCAATACATCCAGCTAAAACAAGTGTACCATTTCCTTTTCCGTCTGAATCTAATACAACATCGTGTAGTAATATACCATTAGCGGCATATTTGTGAGATGTACCATCTTCTGTAGATTTAACAAAAGCAGTATCTCTAGCAGTAATATCACCTTTTAAAGGTTGTCCAGCAAGTAAAGTACTATTTGCTGTTCCAGATAAAACTACTGGTAATGCAATGTAATATGATTCTTGACCGATTAAAATTTGTTTTTGATTTTTACTGTAATCAGTAGATTTAATCATGTTTGCCATGTTTTAACTTCCTTTCTTATTATGATCTTTTAAAATAATCAACATTAGTTTTATTCGTAACTCCTGGGGAACTCTTAGCTAACTTAGTACCTAAACTTTCAGGTTCTTTTTTAGCACCGCCGTTACCGCTAAACTTTCCTTTTCCAAACTCACCCATTGCGTCTTTTGTTGCATCTTTCTTACCTTTTTCGTAAGCATCGTTTACATACTTTGCGATATAAGAACTGATAGTAGAAGTTTTATCTCTATCTTCGGATACAATATTTCCTAAGAAACCATTATAATCTTTATCATCATCTTTGATGTCTAATAGAGTTTTAGCATTTGCTAATGTACTTCTTGCCAAATCACCGTTACTACTGATTGAATTATCTTTTAGTAGTTTTTGTAATCTTGCAATTTCAGTATCCTTTGCCAACGCATCGGCTTGTTTCTTTTCGTCCTCAGTTAGTTTAGAATTAATTTGTTCTCTTTGTTGACTAATTGTCGAATTTAATGTTTGAATTTCTCTGTCATATTTATTTTTATCTACATATTGACCTGTAGATAGGTCAGCGAATGATTTGCCAGCAAAGAAATTATTTACTTCTTCTGCTGTAATTCCATCGTGATATGATTCGCCCATCATACCTTTTAAATTCTCGAACATTTACGTTCCTCCTTTATAGTGTTTTTAACATCTTCTCTGATGTATATAAGTGGCAATCTTATAAGCCCTCTACCACTTGAGGGAATTTATAAAAACATACCTTTTAACGATAATTCGTTTTTAATAGTCGTTCATAAGAACTCTAAGGGTTGTAATTATTGATTTTCATCAGTTGTGCTAGTTGTTTGTGTTTCGGTTGTTGTAGTTGTTTCGGTAGCGGTTGTATCTGTATTTTGACTAGCAGTTATCATGTTGTTAATTGCTTCTTGTTGTCTTTCAGCTTTAGCTTCTTTACCTCTTTCAACAACTTCTGTAGCACGATTTGTAAGTCCTGACATTTCTAAGCAATCTATTGTTGCAAGTTCTCCAGTAGCAACTAATGTGCTAAATGCGGTAGTTCTTGCTGATAAATTATCCATTCTATGTCTATCTATATTTATATCTATATCAGTTACCATTAAACTATCGGAAACTAAGTTTAGTTTCTTTAAAATAGCAATAGCCACTTGTAATTGTCTTTTCTTTGCTTTCTTAATTGCAAGTTCTTTAAGTTTTGCAACAATTTCAATATCAGTCCAACCGTTTCTATTAAGAACCGCTGTTCCAGTATCTCCACCAGTGCTTGTACTATCCCTATCCGGAATACCTGTGATAATGTTTCTAGCATCTTTTAAATATTCTCTTATATTTTCCGTGCTAACACTATCTAACGCCGGTGATATGAATTTAGCATCGACATTACCACCACTAGCATTTGCTAATGTCAATAATCTATTTTTCTTAACGTCTGTTAATGTTGTGTCGTCATCATCTTCAAATTGAGCACCCAATATTACAAGCAAACTTCTAATAGTACCTTCGATATCGTTTATACTATCACTAGCAACTACATTTTCAGCATTCATTACAGATATTGCTTGTTCCCAATCTCCTGTTAAAAATAACGAATTTTCTTCCATTGTAATAGGATCGTATCCTACAGGATTTGAACTTGTTTCCACTGTTTCTAAGTCAGTAACAACAAATTTATATTTATCGGTATAGCATGTATAAATTGTATTATCTTCTGTTTCTATATAATGACATGATAATATTTGCGGATTCATCATACTTGAACTTTGCACAACAAATGTGTATCGTGGATCCAATGTATCTGCAACAATTGGAACATCCGGCGTATTATCCTTTGTGATTTCTGTACTAGGTAATGTTATGTAGTAGCCAAGACCACAAATAGAAGCATAAGTCGCAGTGTTTGTATCGGTCATATACATTTCTTCATAATTATACAATTTATTAACTGTGTCAACATCTGTTCTAACAGCACCCGTTATTGGTGTTAATTCAATTGGATTACCAAGTGTGTATCCAACAATCTCTCTCGTAATTGGAAACGCATGGTTTACAACTATTTTATTATTAACATTTGACGTTTCGCTTTCCGCTCTATTTAAAATATCTTGTTCACCTAGAAAATAATTAATTAAATATTCACAGTCAGATTTGTTTGACTCATGAAGTTCAAGAGCCTTTTCTAATACCTCTAAAATATTTTCTGATGTAACTTCATCGTAATCTAAGATTATTCTTTGTCTACCATAATTGATTGAGGTAGAAGATGATGTACTAGTAGTAGAATTATTCAAACTTGCCACCAACCTTCCGATTTAATAAAAAATAAAGAGCCTATGTAAAAATTACATTGGCTCATGGCTCTCTTTATTAAATTCAATTTCTTTTTTGCAGTTTTTACACCACAAATATATCTTTTTATATTCGCTGGTTTTGTCCACTCGAAACATTTTTTTATTACAATGTGGACATACCATATATACTTTTTCATCTTGTATTATATCATATTTTTGTTCGTTTGTCAAATTATCAACCCCCATCAAAAACCTAGTTTCGTTATTGAGAACTTACTACTTGCCACACCAACGCCTCCTGGGGATAAAATATTGATTATCATAGAAGCAACACTATCAATACAATCATCCTTTTGAGTTTTCTGAACACTACCTTCTGCTTCCGACCATTCGTAAATGTGCCTCATAAACAAATTGTATTGTGTGTTATTTTCACGGCATGATTCGGCTTTAAAATAGATTCTAACAGTCATTTCGTTAATCGCAATACCTTTTATCTCACTTTGACAAGAAAGTATCCTATCACGCTTAGATTTAGTTGTAGGAGCATTATGCGTTGTAATATTTATTCTATAATTGAGTTTTCTAGCGTCATTTGATAAAAGTTCGCCATATTCTAACCCACCGTTGTTTTTTTCAATACCAAGTTTTGTTACCTTATGCTTGATTAATTTTTCTAACAATCTTTTTCTCGATATATCTATATCAACATTATTTTCGTAATAAACATCTTCTATATAAATATCGTTTCCATATTGATACCCAATAGGTGTTGAAAAATAATCTTTGCCACCAAATGACGGATCTGCAAATGCAATAATCCTATCGGGCTCTTGCTCTGGTAAATCAGTATAAAATGATAAATGGTCCTTGGTGAAAGGATGTCCTGTTCTCTCCATTGGCTCTCCCAAATATTTAGCACGAAATGTTATAGGATCTTCTGTTTTTTGAAGTTCTTGATAATATTCTTTCGTAAATCCCTTACCATAATCATACAAAAAGTTTGATTCCCCTTTTTCATCATAACAAGGTATGTTTATAATTCTAACACGAGGATTATGCGTACCATCGTATATTCTAATTAATCTACCGATAGGATCATTTATTGACCATCTTGTTGCAATGTGTATCTCTGGGCAACGATGATATTCTCCATCTTTTCCTTTACGCATTACAGTTCTATCCTGAATTGTACTTGTATATGTTGCAAATAATTTGTCAAGCCTAGCTGGATTTTCGGCAGTTTCAATATCTTTGATTAAGTCATCACAATAAAGTATATTACTTGCCTCTGCAATACCAGTTGTACCACCATCGATACTTTTGAACATTAGTGTATGAAAACGTTTATCCGTATTCAAATCTATCCATGAATATTCCGCAGATTTATTCTTTATATTAATATTTGGAAATATTTCACTAAAACGATATTCTTCGCTTGTCATTAAATTCAAAACTTCATTATAAAATGATTGTGTTAATGCTGTACTATGACCATTACCGAGTATAGAACGGTCTGGATAAAGTGCAGCCATAAAAGATAAAAAGAATATACCTGTGGTACTCTTCGCAGTACGAGGTGGCATTGACACAAACAAGAAGTCTAATTTACCATCCGCAACATCTTGCATCGCTTGCAATAATCCATGTTTCTCGAGTATTTTTCTACGAGGTAAGAAGAATTGTTTTTCGATAGGTCTATTCCATTCCAAAGCGATACAATATGCCCTAAAGTCACCACACCTAGCCCTAGTATCATAACTAGCAAGTAAATATTCTTGTTCTTTATTATAACCAAGTTTGCTATTGAGTACAAAACTTTCAATCTCTTTACAAATTTTAATAGCATTTTCTTCTTGCTCGGCACTTTCGTAATTAATTCTCATCAAATTTAAAAGGTCTAAATAAGCGGCACTATTCCTGTCTTTTACTTGGGAGTATAAATCTTCTAACTCCTCAATATTTTTCAATATTCGGTTTTTATTGTTCATAATATCACCTATTATATTTATACCATTCGTTTCTTAAAATGTGCCTAAGGTTTTCCAATTCCGTATCATCAACGGCATTTAAAAATTCCCAAATTAAATCACATGTTTTTTCCCTTAATAATCTTCTTGAGTATACATAATATTTATACACATATTTCTCGTTCAAGGTTAATTTTAAATAATTCTCTTTAATAAAAGAGGAATTATCATAAAAAGAAGAATAGTCATAAAACATAAGTTGTGGGTTAATCATAAAAATCAACTCCAATGTTATCAAAAATATGTTCGTATATCTTTCTAATTGCATTATATTATAAATAAACAGATTTGTCAATTAAAAAAAGCACGGGGTAAACGTGCTTTGCTTTGTGGAGTATATACCACAAAAAACCGATGGAACAGTAGCACTAGGCTACTAAACTCATTATACCATATGGTATAAAAACTGTCAAATTGGAGGTAACGGTGGGATTCGAACCCACGATAACGGAGTTGCAGTCCGTTTTCTTGAACCACTTGAGTACGTTACCATAAAACAAAAATGTGTACCAATACCTACAAATTAGAAAGGAGGTGATTTGGTACACGCACAAAATAAAATGAAAAACATCGAATTGGGAGTAGGTCCACAACGCCCTACATATAAATTACACATAATGACTAACGAACATTCATATTACATAAAAAAGGAAGCCTTGTAATAAATATTTAAATTATGTGTATTACTGGAAGTGGATAGTCCCCCTAAGGTCTGACCTTTCACAGTTTTCCCAATAATTTTGTTCTTTAAAAAAATTATAAGCGGTGCTTCTCGCACTAATATAATATGAACATTTATTATTCAGCCACTAGGAAGTGTTGGTCCTGAGAGGGAGCTACCGTCTTTCCTCCAACACCTTTTGATCCTACGTAAGAGTGATACTTGCAACTTTCACACGAATTAGACTTTAATACTTTCATTCGCTAACCAGGCGATAATTAAATATGTAGATTTGTGCTACTCATACGAAGGACTAATCTTATACCTTTCTCACGAAAGTTCAACTACATACTCACTTATTTTGATATTACAACTCCTCTTGGGTTATCAAGCCCATAAGTTCTATTGCCTTATTCCGAACATGGATGCAAACCACCCATGCCATTTCAGATTGTGTAAGCGACTAGCCTTCTGCTTTACAAACTCTCATACCATACCACCATTATCTCTTTTCATGCTTTGCATGTTCCATTCTCCAGTTTCCCTTCAAATCACTCAATCCATCTATCGTATCCGACAAACTAATAAGTACAAGATAATGTCCATACTGTGTTTCGCACAGTCTTTCATATGGTTCGCTTATAAACTTCTTAAAAAATAAAATTGTGATGCACTAAGATATTGTTATTTGAGAGAATAATCAAGAAAGTTGTTATCCAACTTAGGATTATTCCGGATGAATATTTTTTTACGAGTGTGATACTCCTATCACTACAATTTCTCTTTTTAAGAAATATTATCTCAATGCAATTTAATAATACCATATCAGACATTAAAAGTCAATACTATTTTTCATAATATTTTGATTTTATTCTGTCATGTGTTCTTTCCAACTTATAATCCATGAAAGGATCTAATTCTTCCTTTTTAATATCATATTTCGCAATAAATTCCGTTAAAAGAACCAACATATCGCCCATTTCCTCAATAACATGCTCTCTACACATATTCTCAAAAGCACTACCGCCTAAATGAGATGACATTACATCTTCATAATTATCAACCGCTTCTAAAAATTCAAAACATTCTTCATTTAACTTCTTCATTTGATTACGAACACCGAAGTATTCTATTATGTCAAGGTACGCTTTCATTAAATCATCTCCATTATAATTATACTAAAAAAGAGGTTACGAAACAAGATATACGGGATAAAAAAAGTACCAAACAGCACTCTTTTTATTATTTATATACTCTCTCTAGATATTCACTACGAATTAATCTTTTACCTTTTCTCGTATATCTATCCCTATTCTTGTACTCAAACTCACTAAGAATCTCACCAATATTTTCTAAGTTTTCATCATCCAAGTGTCTTTTTATTTTCATATCGTGCATTTCACTTGTAATAAGTGAAAACTTATGATAATCATGTGCTTCAATAACATGAAGATATTGATGCGGCATTGTAAACAAAATAACACCGTTTTCATATGAATAAGGACCACCATGTCTATTCGCAATCAAATAATGATGAAACGTAGGAATATCACCTTTCCTTTGATAATATCCCATAAAATCCAAACCTCGTTCATATATTTTAAAATTCTTAATAAGTTGTTTCGTAACCTCTTTCAATTTTATACCTCGCTTTTATTCTTTTATATGTCTTGATTGCCTACGTTTTTCCGATATTTTCTTTTGATGCAAGTATTCTTTTTTCTGTGCCGCATCACCATACTTCATAACAACTTCTTCGTACTTTCCTGTACGAATTAAATGTTTCTTCCATTTTCGCATCTCTTCATAAAAATCAAGACCAACAAGTGTATATAATTTAACAAGAAATTCTTCTCTTTCCATACGTGGTATACCTCTAACTAAAAAATCTCCATTACCTTCCTTCCAATATTGTCCTTGTGTATTTTTAACTTTTTTTTCTTTTTCTTTTCTTTTTTTCGCTCTTTTCGCAGTTTTACAAGCAGCGTCTACTTTACTCTTACATCTTCTGCAAACATGTCCATAGGTACATCCTCTTGGATTTGTCTTCGATTTAACAGGAATAAAAAATTCATCCGTAAATGGGAGCCAATTCTCACACACCTTACACCATCTTTTATTCTCAGGATTTTCTTCTAAAAGAACACGTGCACGCCTTAAGAACTCTTCATCTCGTTCTCTAATGACTTTTTTTTTTACAACTTCCTTCGCAATATCCATATTCTCTCTATATGTTTTATCGATATTTTTTACAAATTTACGCACAGGATCAAATTCTGAAGGAATTAAGAATCGTAAACCATCTTTTCTAATCGTAAGTATCTCCGTTTTTGCGTCATATGTTGCGATAATCCTAAGTCCTATTCTGTTTAAATCCGCAACCAAATGCCACTCTGATGAAACATCATCTAAACTTTCAACTTTACTAACATCTTGCTCTTTCTCGTACCGAATATAATAATCTGAGCAAATAAAAGTTTTTATACGAGTTTTTACAATATCTCTATCCTCAAGATACTTGTTATGAAAAATATCTCCTCCCTGTTTATCTAAATCATTAACATCATTAATATCACCGATTTTCAAATCTTCATTTTTCATATAACCACCAACTTACTTATATCTTACTCATATTCTACTTAAATTTTATCTATTTTTACCGAATAATGATGCCACCATCGCAAGTACAACCATACAAAGTAAAATAAATACGAGTATTAAAAACGCTGTTAAGCATAAATGTAGCGTCTTCTCCTCAAAAGCTGTTAACACAAATTTTAAAATCATTCTATCACTCTCTTTCTTTACATAATTATATAATAAAAACGAATATAAAGCAAGTTGTGTAAAAAAAAAGAACCCTAGGTGAAGTAATATTTCAAAGGGGGACACCTAGGGCGAGGATTTAAGGTTTCACTAATATATGATTATGCACTAAACAAATGTGAACCATCAACATTGTAGAAAAAATTGCTCACGTAGCACTCTCTACTGCACTACATCCTAATTATATCAAATAAAATAAAAAATGTCAACCAATATCAAATAAATATAACACACAACACCACAAATAGTAACAATAAAAGAAATGATAAACATGATAAAAACCAACTAACCATAACTTTCTCATTTTTTATAGTATTTATAAATTCTTTAAAGATTCTAACAATTTCCATACGTCCACCTACTTTATAATGTTATTATATCATATAAATATAAAAAGAAAAAGAGCATTCGCTCTTTTCTAGAAGTTTTTAGTATTTTAGAACTTTTTGCTATATTAAGCTAATGCTATGGATATTCACGCAACAGATTGTACCAAATCCATTGCTAATTAAATTATATCAAATCACCCATCCCATGTCAACATTTTTTCGCAAACTTTTAAAAAAGTTTTTACAAACTTTATACAAACTTTATACAAACCCATCACAAATGTAAAGATTGTGTAAAATATGAAAAAATCAATACAAATATGTTACTAAAACATTGACATGGATGATGTTAATATGATATTATCAAGTTGTGATTGAGGAAAAAGTCAAAATTATTCAAAGAGTCTAAAAATATTAAAGAAAATCATACAAACCTTAAAATTATACACTTATTCGTATCAATGAATGATTACAATTAAACCTTTGTAGGTCCAAAAAGACCTCAATCATGTAGTAATATCTTATAATCCATACTATTTAATTATCTATGTTTAATGACCGGTAAAATTAAGCAACATTAAACAATATTATGAAAGAAGAGGTGAAAAACCACTTCCTATCTATCTAATATATACAAACAGTATATATCTATCTATAGTTAGATTAGTATGGATTATATTTGTTGTTTTTTACAACATACGATAATAGATATTAGCATGGAGATGTTTATGTTATATAATGTACAGTGTGCATTGCACATCGCACATCGTGCAAAAAGTATTACCAATGATATTAAATAAAGAAATCATAGTTACCATCACCTTTATATGCAACTATGCAACATTTAAAGAATAAGAAAAAATCTCTAAATATAAACGTTTCCATGGTACTATCTATCGTAGTACCAAATTGTCTTCTAATTTAAATCGCCCATTCTCACAATGAGAGTGGGATTTTTATTGACATTAGTGCTAGGTTTTGGTATAATGTATTTGAGGTTCTTATTTCTTTGTTTCAAATTTATATCATCCTCTAAACGATAATTTGTTAGACAAATAAGAATCTTAAGCTAAATATTATTTTTTTATTTTTTTTCAATGGAAGAGAGATGAGTTTCTCTTCTTTTTTTATTACTTAGGAATGATTGAGCTATTGCTTTTTATGTAAATAGAATAGTTATGGTTTTAGGGATGATGATTGTGAGAATTTAAGTATATGGAGGATATTAGAATTAGGTAAGGAGTTTTGAAAATTAAATTTTGCTCGAGCACCTAATTCAAAGCCTGGGGGTATGGGGTGCGTATAGGGGGAACCCCCTAAGCCCTATGGTTTTCGACTGGGTAAAATATAGGGATAACGAACAGTTGTTCGTCATTAAAAACATTAAAAAATTATAATAAAATGTACTAAAACACTTGACTTATAAAGTCTAATATGATACAATATATATGTAAATAAAGAAAGGAGCAATGTTATGATACTAAGTAGAAAACAGGTCATAGAGCTATCAAAAACATTAGACGCTAAGGACATAACAAACAGTAATAGTGAAGATGTAACAAGATTATATATAACGGAAAGAGGTTTTACAACAATTGCATATTCATTTGGTACTTATGGCCTTAACTCTTGCTTATGTAAAGGAAATACAAGCAATAATATGTTCGTAATAACAGCTAGAAACACCAACTTATTTATTATTATGTAAAGGTGTCTATAATGAAAAATAAGCTATTAAAAATTAAATGGGACTTAATAACCCTACTTCAAACTAACAAACAAGCTTTTGAAGAAACAAAAGACTTGTATATCGCTAATAATATAGAAGAACTAAACAAAATAATAAATAAACTTGATAACTTGCTTAATTAACAACTTTTGTGTAATCTAGCTTATACACGTTCCAAGCCGTGATGAGAAATAGAGAGGACGCAAAAAAGAAAGGGTTATAATATGTACAAAATAATATTATATCAAGTAATTATTACCCCTAAAACGAGGGGTAAAGTCATAGACAAAAAAACTATTGCAACATATAGACATATTAACAAAAGAGACTTATCTACTAAGTCAATAGAAATCAAGAAAAAGTTTTCAACATGGAATACTTGCCTTGAATTTATAAAGGAGTGATTAAAATGATAACATGGTTTATAATAAAATTGTTAAAACATTCAATAAAAAGCATGCGATTTATGTTCAAGCTTATGATATGTATAATTCTAAGCCCTTTTTGGTTTATAATGGGAGTAATAAAAACGAAGTAATAAACGTGAATATTACTCTTTTAATCGTGCCTATAATATCCGTTATAGGTAGGGTTAAAAGAATAATAAAGGGTTGTTTGTTCCTTGAAAATTTATGTTATTAATATACGTTATAAACGTATAAAACCCTCATTTTTCAACACTTTATAAACACGAACAGGAAGTGTAAACCGAACAAGTGTTTGAGTGTAAAGCGAATAGATGTTTGTGTGTTTTAGGAGACAATCTTTAGTGTATCTTAAAATCGAAGTTGATAAAAGTTGCTTTCGGTGAGATTTTTTTAAGAAAGCAATTTATAACTCTAACTATTTTTTAATATTTTATATATTATTATATAATAATATATAAAATATTAAACGGTTGATGAACGTTCGTTTCGTGATGAACTTTTTGGAACGATTTTTAAAAAGTTCGTTTCGGTGGGAATTTTTGAAGAGTTGAGATTATAACTTGAAGTGTTTTTTTAAAATCAATTCTAATGGCTTAAATTTTAGTTTTAAGGTATGGTAAAGGTGTAAATAGTATGAGAGTACTTAAAATGTCTTTTGTTCGTTAGAGGGTATTTAAAATGAGTTTGAGAGGGTTGTTGGTTTTTTGTTAGGTGGAAAATGAAAAAAATGTAGGTTATTCATCTACATTTTCTATGATTTTTTTAGGGGTGTTCGCTATTTGTTCGCGTAAGGCGATAAGAGATTGGTTTGTGTCAAGCCCTTTATTTTCAAGGTATGACGTGGCGGACGGCTTAATTTCTACCACGGTTGACCCGTTTCTTAAATGGAAGTAATTAGCCCCCATAAAAGCGTACGTTCGTGCGTCTAATTTATCATTAACAACATTCTCTTCCAAAATGTACTGACAATAGTCCATTGCTTTAGCTAAAACAAAAGCCGTAGGACATATTTCCGGATGAGCTGAATAGTAAATTAACTCATCTCTTCTAATTCCCAAATAACTACAGAGTGAACCGATGTGAGGTGTCATATTATAATCATTACAAGCCTTTAAATATTCAATAACCTCATTTCTAGCATATTCAACATTTGTGAATACTGGTAATAGGTCATTACTATCTCTCTCTGGTAGTCTGTTGAAACTTCTATCAAGCAACATCATATTAAAATTCTTGACGTTAGGCTGGTTCATATACTCTTGAAGTCTATTACTTCTATCTTGTTTCTTCATAAGTGCCTTGATAGTATCTAATTCTTGCTTAAGTTCATCATCCTTAATCGTTAAATCATTTTGAGCTTTAATTGTAGAACGTTCTTTCATATAATGCACCTCCAAACAGTTATTTATCACATCTACATTATATCATAAACTCTAACTTTTTACAATATTTTAAAAAATGTTCGTGTTTATGGTTAACAATCATAAAATAAAATTGCAAAATAAAATAAAAAATTAGCTAGTATACAAAAAATTAAGAGCTAGTATACAAAATGAGGAGCTAGTTAACAAAAAATGGGTAAAATCAGAGCTAGTATACACTCTAATATACAAAAAAACCCTTGTAAAATAAGGAAAAAACACATTTTGCATATGTATACTAGCTATTGCATACTATATATATAATAAATAAATTATACAAAATCATAACCTAAAAATCTTTAAAATTTTTTATTTCCTCGTATTATTATCATTTTTCTGGTATACAATTATTATTATTTTTATATAAACCCTTATAATATATAGTAAAAAGTGTATACTAGCTATATACTAGCTATATGAAAATGTATACTAAACCGTATACTAGCTATTAAAAATGTATACTAGCTATGCTATTTTATTAACAAATATGACTATATTTTAAAAAAATATGACTATATTTTAAAAAAATATTGAATATTGCCTTGTAGCCAACAAATATTTTTTAAGTAAGATACTAACAAAATGCTAACAAAAAAATTAAGAAATAAAAAATAAAAATTTTAATAAAAAAATTATAAAAATGGTAAAAATTTATAAAAAAATACAAAAAATTTTATATATTTTTAATAAAAATATAAAAAAATGCTTGACATTTTTAGTCTTATAGTGTATTATATTAGTCAAGAAAGGAAGAAAATGTATACAAAATTGTATTAAAATTATATCAATTTTGGTTGATTGGTGTTAAAAACACGAACATTTTAGAAAGGAAAGTGAATAGATATGAGAACGAAAATTAAGCATACACTTTTAAAAAGAAGTAAAAAATATAATTATAAAGTATATGAAGAACAACGATACGATAATATGAGTGGTTATGAATATTCTTATTTGATTGAGGAATATGACACTGGGTATGTTATCATGTCGGGGTTGATTAATTGGCATCAAGTTGAAGAAATATTGGAAAAATTAAAAAAATTAAAGGAGAGTGAGTGAAATGATATATCACAATGATAGAATTGAAGAAAAAGAAGATTATGTTATAGGTAGTATAGTAGATTTAAAAGAGTATTTTAGATACCAAATAGCAAGTTTATGTATGACAGGTGCCGAATGTAATTATGAAGAATTTAGAGATAATATAAACAACATAATTGAATTATTAGACAACTTGTATGAAGATACAATGAATAATATTTTAAGTGATTTAGATGTAGTAAGGGTTAGCAAACACCCTATGGGAAACTTTATGATAGAAAGTGAGTGGAAAGATAATGAATAAAGAATTATTAAAAGATTTTGAAAAGGTTGTTAGTGATAATAAGTATAGTATGTTTCATTTAATGATTTATTATTGTTTAAAATGTAATGATGAGTTTGAGAATTTGAGTGATGATGAAGTTATATGTTTAATATCGTTTATATATGATGCTTATATGGAAGATGATAATCATATTGACTTATCTTATATTTGTGATAGAGCAATATTACATAAAGAAGATATTATGAAAAATGATTATAATGTATTTAATAAGTATAACTTATTAGATGAGTGTTATGATAATGTATTTTAAAAGAAAGAGAGGAAGATTAATTATGATTAATGTATTATATCAAGAAATAAATTATGGGGATATGGTTGAGCTATTTTATGATACAAATAAGAAAAATTATATCTTAATTATAAATAATAAAAAACAAATATTAGATAGTAACGGAGAGGATGTTCGATAATGAGTAATAGAAACATAGATATATTTATAAAAATATGTAATGAAAAAGGACTAGCATATGGGTTTAAAATAATTATTAATTCAAATGTTATAACAGATATGAATTTATATAAAAAATTTTATAATATATATTTTCAACTTAATACAAAACGTAAAAAACATGATAACTTTTTAGACGAGTTGAAAGATTGCTTAGATGATATTGGTCTTACGTTTATTGGAGAAGATCCTATGTCAATAAGTATAAAGAAAGTGAGTGAGGAATAATGATTGATATTAAAGAGTGTATTTGTGATTTTTTAAATAATACCGAAAGTGAGGAATATTGTAGGTTAAGTGATGAAGATATTGATACAATAGCTGATAGTATAGCAAGCGATGTGTTAAATGATAATGAGTTCAATAGCGTACTTAATAACACTATTGAGTGGTATGCAAATAAATACATTAATAATGTATGGGGTGATAAATAATGGATAATTATATTATATTAAAATGGGGTAGTTTAAAAGCTTATGAATTTAGTAATGAGTTTATAAGTAAAAATGAAAGTCTTGTAAAAGAATTTGAAAATATATGGGATGATATATATAATACACGTTGTAGTGCAACGGCTGGTAGTGAATATTTACATCAAAATAAAGAATTAAAAGTAAAATTAGTGGGTATTCTTGAAAAGTTTTATGACTTAGGAGTTCCATTTCAAAATGGTTACACAGATGAATATTATAATAATTTTCAAGATATAAAAGATTATATATTAAATTATGGTGAGTAAAGAAAGTGAGTGAGGAATAATGAAAAAAACAATTAGAATTTATAATGATAATATTATTATTAAAAAAGATGTCGCAGAAAAGATTAAAGAGTATGAACTTTTAAAACAAGAAGTAGAGCCTTTAATTAAAATGTTAAAGGATAACGCAAAAGAAGAAATGTTAGAGCTTGGTAAAGATAAGATAGTATCGAATGGTATTGCGTTAAGTTTAAAAGCACCTTACAAAAAAACTTCAATCGATACAAATGCGTTAAAGAGTGATTACCCTAAAATATATGAAAAATATAAGAAGATCACATCTGTGGACACATCGATTGTGCTTTCGGTGGGAGAATAATTAATTAGATGTTTATAACTTGATTATAATTTTCAATATTGATATAATAAAAAAAAGGAATGATATTATGGAGATACAAATAAGCAATGTTATTAGAATTAAAAATCCTAGTGATAAAATTTTAGAACATTTTAAAAAGAAATTGACATATACTAACCCAGCATATAGCCGTCTTAAAAATATGGGTTATAGTGTTTATAAAGTACCAAAAGAATTAAAATTATATAACATATGGGAAGATAGCTTATATATACCTGTTGGTTGTTTTGAGGACTTGTATAGTTTACATCCTGTTACTACTGATTATATTGATTATTGTATAAATAAACCCATTAATATTGAGAGTAATATTAAATTAAGAGATTATCAACAACCTTGTGTTGATGCTGTAAGAGATTATTGTAATGTAATTCTTTCCATGGGCTGTGGTATGGGTAAGACGCTTTCTTGCTTGGGTGCAATTGGTGAAATAAAGCAACGTACATTATGGTTAGCTGGTACAATAGACTTAGTAAAACAGGCTGAAAGTAGTTGTAAGAAATTTATGAAGTGTAAAACAAGTTTTATAACCGAGGGTAAGATGAATTTAGAGGGAGATATTGTGTTTGCTACAGTACAATCAGTTTATAAATTTATTCAAAATGGAGAACTAAAACAAGATGAGTTTGGTTGTATTGTACTAGATGAGTGTCAACATTTATCAGCTAACCCTAAGTCACTTCAAATATTTAGAACTGTGTTTGAGTATTTTCCGGCAAAATATCGTGTAGGTTTATCGGCAACTGTATGGAGAACAGACGGATTAGAAAAAGCCATTGTTGATATTATTGGTTCGATTAAATATAATATAGTTCAAAAAGGACAAGAATATTCTTGTATGTATGATAACAAATGTTTAATGAAATTTCCTATAGATAAATTCCAAGTACCATGCCATATTAAAGTTATTGAAACAGGGTATGATTTAGAAGATAAAGCGGTGTTTATGGCAAATGGTGGTACAATAAATTTTGCAGCACTTGTCAGTGATATTGCAAATAATAACAAACGAAATAAAATGATATTGAAAGATTTAAAGAAAATGAACGGTAGTACGATAGTACTTAGTGATAGAATTGGTCAATTAGAATATTTCCGTGATAATTTAAATGATGCGGTACTTATAACTGGAGATACCCCTAAAAAACTAAGAGAACAAGGTTTAAATGAAGTTAGAGAAGGTAAGAAAAAATATTTATTAGCGAGTTATGCGTTAGCCCGTGAGGGGCTTGACGCACCCATACTATCAAATTTAGTTTTAGCTACCCCTATTAAAGCTTTCTCTAGTGTTGTACAATCAATTGGTCGTATTCAACGTCCATACGATGGAAAATCAATCGCATATGTTTATGACTATGTTGATAACGTAGGTATGCTATTTAACTTTTATAGTAAACGCAGAGCAATTTATCGTAAGAATGGTTGGGTTATTGATAATATGTACTTAGGTAGTAAATAATATAAAATTAATATTTAAAATATTAAAGGAGAATAAGTATGAGATATTATTATGAATATAAAGAAAAAAATGGTTGTAAAGTCGGCGGACATAATTTAGAAAATATTGATATTTTTGATAATTATATAAGATTATTGGGAGTAGATATTATTCCAACATATTTTGATGATGAAGTAAGTCATTGGGGAACACTTTTAGATATGAATGAAATAGAATATTTAAAAATAGAACCAATGATAGAAGAGGAGAAGTAAGAATAATGGATAAAGAAGAAATTAAATACTATTTGAAAATGGTTGATGAGTTAGGGGCTAAACTAACGGAAGAAGATAAAGAAACTTATGCTTGGTTAATTTATGGCTATAATCAATGTGCCAAATTGTTAAATGAAACAGAACAGCAATGTAAAAAACAAAAAGAAGTTATTGATAAATTAGAAAAATATATAGAAAAACAAACTAGACTGTATGGATTATCTATGCCAATAGAATTAGGAACTCATTTAGACAATATAATGGGTATGTTAAAAGAGGTGTCAGAATGAATGAAGAAAAAAATTTCTTTAAAACTTGTTTTAATATAGTAGCAGGACTAGAAGTAAAAAATGAAAGTCAAGCAATAGCAAAAGAAGTTGTTTTAAGTGAAATTGAAAATTTACAGCAACAATGTAAAAAACAAAAAGAAGCCATTGATAGAATACTCAATGAAACAAAAGAAACAAGAAATATATTGGATAATAATCGAGATGACAATATATTATCAAAAAGTTGTTTATTATCTTATTTAGAAATTGTTGAAGATTTATTAAAAGAGGTGTCAAAATGAATTTAGAAGCAATAAATAAATGGTTAGATGAAGAATATGGCTGTTCTTTTACTAAATTGGAAGAACTACACAATTTTTATTTTGAAAAGTATTGCGATTTACAACAAGAAAACAAGAAATTAAATGGTACTATACAAACTTACGATATACTTTTAAAAGCAAACGTTGAAGAAAACAAACATTTAGATGAAGTCAATTGTAAATTAAGAAAAACAAATGAACAACTAAAAGATAATTGGATCAAGTTAAAAAAATGGTTAAATAATTTTCATAAATTAAGTGAATTTGAACAATGGGAAATAGTAAATAAAATACAAGAACTAGAGAAAGGTAATAATCATGAATGATAAAGCAATTAAAATATTTGATTTAGCAAAAGAAATGGTAGATATATTATCTTCTATGAATAAAGATGAATTAAAATATTTAAAATTAGAATATGATATTGTATTTAAACGTGTTGAATTAATAGCTTTAAAAAAGAAATTACAAGGAAGTGATGAGTAAATGAAAAATAGAGAATGTGTAAGTTGCATAAAAAGAAAAACACCATATTGTCCAACATCAATGGAATGTATGGCTACTGAGGATATGCCATATTATCAAAATAGAATGATGTTGTTAAAAGAAAATCAAGAATTAAAAGAAAAATTAGATAAATATGAAAATCCCGAAGATATGACTTTAATGATGATGTGGTGTACTGAAAAGGTTAAGGATGAAAATGAAAAGTTAAAGAAACAACTTGAAGAATTAGAGCGTGGTAAATGGGTAAAGGATTCACGCAAACAAATAGAAAATAAACTTATAGAGGGCATTGATAATACTGAAATATTAGGTAATATATTAAATTATTTGGATAGTCTGTATCTTTCAATTGATAATCAACTATATAAAATTAAAGAATATAAAACTCAACAAAAAGAGTTTATAAAGTATTTAGAAGATGGAATAAAGCAATATACTCCAAGTTTAAGATGGAAACATTATAACGAAGATGGTTTTAATGATTATGATGTAGAAAATCCTAGCTGTATTAAAGTACAACCAACCGATAAAATTTTTAAAGAAATTTTACAAAAATACAAAAGTATAATAGGAGTATCAGATGAAAATAATATCAAATAAAAGATATAGGGAATTACTTGATTGCGAAAATAAATATCGTTTACTTACTGGGCAAACCGTTACATTTTGTACAGGAGAAAGAAGTAAATATAAAGCACTATTAAGTATGGAAAAAGAAGAAATAGTATATAGATATTTTAATTTATATAATGCTTATATACAATTATCAAAAAAACTAATAGGAGATAATAAATAATGAAAATAATTAAAAGTGGCACTAAAACGCCACCCGACAAACAAGTTTATGTAATTAAATGCCGAATTTGTGGGTGTGTATTTACTTATAAAGAAGAAGAAATGCGTTATATAACGTCGGATTGTATTGGTGTATTTTGCCCCGAATGTAAATACTCAAATGTTCCGTTTATAAGAAGAAAATACAAAGGAGATGATAAATAATGGGAACAAACTACTATGCTGTGAAGAAAAAACCTACAATAAGAGAACCTTTGCATATTGGTAAATCAAGTGCAGGTTGGAAATTTCTATTCCAAGAAGTAAATAAATATAATTCATTTGATTGGGATTTAGAGATACATACTTTTGAGCAATGGAAAGAATTTTTAGAAAATAATAATGAAATTGTAATTTTAAATGAATATGACGAAGAGGTATCGGTAAAAGACTTTTTAGATTTAGTCGATAAAAAGCAAAAAGAAAAACACGATGAATACTCTAAAAATGTAAATGGTTATAGATTTACTGATAAAAATTTTAGTTAGGGGGTAAAACATGAAATATTTAATAGTAGATAAAGAAAAAGTTGGGTTTCCTTTTATAATACATTTTTACAAAAAATATCATGAGATAGGAGATATAGAAGTATACAGGACAGGTAAAGTTTATTTTAAAGATTTTCCTATTCAAAGTGGAATGAGTGTGAATGATACTTTAAAAGCACTTAAAATAGTAAAAAAAGAATTAAGAAAACAAAAAATTAGAACTTGGTTTAAAAGTTGTTAAGGAGATGATAAATAATGGAAGACATACATAGTATTATTCATAGAAAAAAAGAGCGATTAAAAAAACTCAATGATTTTAATTATATAACTACTATGAACGATGTCAAAAGGAATAATGAAATTTATCGTTTAAAAGGTTATATTGAAGCCCTAAATGATGTTAAAAATAAAAATATATATACGCAAGAAAGGGATATACTTGAAAGAATTTATGAAAATGTTGATGAAAATATAAAACATATTATACGAGAATGTTGGAGGTAAATAATGAAATTAGAAGATTTAAAAGTAGGACAATATGTTAGATTTAAAGATAAAAGAGGTATTATATATATTAGAAAAATTGTTGAAATACCAGAAGATAATAGATATGCAAGTTTATATTTAGACAAAGAAGCTAATTACTCACGTGGATTAAGCCCTAAAAATATTATAAAAGAACCAAGCTTCAATGTTATTGATATTTTGGAAGAGGGAGATATTATATCATTTTATGAAGATATTGATAATTATAAAAAACAATATGTAATTGGAATACCTGATTTAATAACATTAGATAACATAAAAGACAAAATAACAAATGATAACATAAGATTAGTAAGTATTTTAACTGAAGAAGAAATGGAACAAAGGGCTTATAAGGTGGAGGAATAAAAATGAACATAAATAAACAAATAAAATGTCCTCGTATATTAATATACGATGATAAAGATATTAATTATAGAGAGGGTTATATGGGCAATCTTGAAATGGTTGTACCAGAGTATATCGAGCGTACACTTATGGGAGATACGGAAACATGTAGGGTTTTAGGCAGAGATTATACATTTTCTTGTCAAATAAATAATTATGAAGAACATGATACTATTAAATTAGATCCTACAACCATGAAGAGAATAGCTAAGTATAACAAGGAACAAGAATGCTTACAATTAGATGAAAAAATAAAAGAAAAAGAAGAAAAGATTAAAGAATTAGATGATATTTTAAACGATAGAGAAAATCGTGTTAAAAAGTTAAAAGACTATATTAAAAATATATGGAATATAGATTTAAATGAAGAAGATGATGACTATGAGTGGGAATAATTATGTAGATAAAACTTATCTTGCTCTAGAATTAACTAAGTTATTGTGTTCAAATACATCAAATATTACCGATGCAAGAATATACAAAACTTTTACATATTTTCTTCAAAAGTTAACAAACATTGACGATTTAGGTATCATAGAAGATTATAAAAATGAGATAGAACATTTAACAAAACAAAACAAATTATTATCCTCCGAAAATCAAAAATTAAAATCATCTTGTAATTCAAGCTTCAAAACCCGTATTGATTTGATTAAAGAATATGTTAATAACAACGGGGAAAATATGGAGCCTGATGTTAAGAAACAATTGTTAAAGTTGTTGGATACTATATTTGATTAAGTTCGTAAATAACGAACTTTTATTTTGTCTTTTCATAAAGTATGTTTCGGTGAAATTTTAACGAGAACACTTGTTTATAACTCCAAAAATTTTTCAAAAAATCAATTTTATTTATTGACAAACTTGTAATAAAATTTTATAATGAAATTACTAAAGAATATAAGCCCCATAAATGTGAGGAGTTGATAATATGGTGTACCGTTTCTTGTACAAGTTTCCTAATGATGCTAATAAACTTATTGATGGCAGATACATTAGTTTTGTCCAAAATGAGGTAAACATTCATCGTGGGAAACTTTTTCATGTTTTTAACCGAGAACAACTATGTTGTTATGCTGAGGCAAAACGTCTTGTAGATAGATTTCAACCTGGAAAAAGTGTTTATGACTTTTTCGATGAACTTTCTAATGAGGAGGTTACAGCATGGAGAAAGAAATAAGCGATTTAACTAAAGAGGAATTATTAAATCCAGCCTTTATTCCAAGCATATTTGAAGGGTACACAGATGAAAATGAAAGACAAAATATTTTAATTGAAGTACTTGAAGTTGCGAAAGAACAAAGGGTGCTGGGTAAAGTTAAAAATGCAATATCGAAGTGCACTCATGAAGTTAAAGTTGTTAATAACACTTTAAATGCTATTCTTGTACTTACACCACAAGGCAATCCAGAAGTGTCTACTGAAAATTTTGTTACTGTTATGGAAACCGATGAAAGAATTAAAAATTTATTTTATTACGATGAGTTTATACAACAACCAATAAATACTAAAACACACACATGGTGGAGTGATAACGATGATAAAGAATTAAGATGCTTTATTGAAAAAGAATATGGTATTTATAATTCAAACAAATATTATGATGCTTTTGGTAAAATATTGATGAAACGAAAAGTACATCCTATTAAAAATATAATCGAAAGTGAAAAATGGGATGGTGTTCCCAGAATAGATAAATTTTTAATAAATATTATGGGTTGTGATGACGATGATTATTCAAGAGAAGTATCACGTATGATATTTTATGGTGGTATTAATAGGTTGTATAATCCGGGATGTAAATTTGATTATATGCCAATATTAATTGGTAAACAAGGAACAGCAAAAAGTTCATTAATTAGTTGGTTAGCACTTAAAGATGATTATTATAAAGAGATAAATACCATTGAAGGTAAAGACGGTATGGAAATACTTGATGGAGCGTGGATTTGTGAAATGGCTGAACTTTTAGCTATGGTTCGTAGTAAAGAAGTCGAATCGATGAAATCTTATTTATCAAGATGTAGTGATAAATTCCGTAAGTCATATGATAGACGTACAAGTATTAACCCTAGAACATGTATTTTTATTGGAACAACAAACAGTTATAACTTTTTAACAGACCAAAGTGGTAACAGAAGATATTTACCAATTGAAGTACATTCCGACGGTCCTACAATATACGCTTACAAAGAAGAAATACAAACATGTATTTTGCAATGTTGGCGAGAAGCTTTGTACCTAATGACTAACGGAAAAACATATTTGTCAATACCCACTAAATATTTAAAAACGTTACAAGACAAACAACAAGAATACAAGATGGAAGATCCAATGACAAATGACGTAATAAATTATTTAGATACATTAGAAGTTGGGGATAAAGTTTGTATTAAAGATATTTGGGTAAAAGCTAGAAAACAACCACAATTCACATTAAGTCGTGCTTATAGTGATAAAATATGTAGTATCATCAATAGTCTTAATGATTGGAAAAAAATAAGTTCAATGCGACATAAAGAATATGGTGTCCAAAAAGGTTGGGTTAAAATTGAACCAGCAATTGATGAGAACTTAAACGATCCAATATTAAGTTTTAGTAAAAATTATAATGATTTAGATTAGTTGAAAAAATTTTTCAACTTTTTTAATAAAAAGTATTGACTTTTGGTGTCTTATAGTGTATTATATTATTCAACAAAGGAGGAAATTAATATGAATACAGAAGAATATTATGGAGGAACATATCCGTCACCTGACGAATATGAAGACGAAAAGGATTTATACGAAGATAAAGGGTACGATGAAGATTATTATATGGACCAATATTTTGAAGAAAGATATGAGTCCAATCCATCTGACTCCATACAACCAAACGAGGGGGAATAAAGGATAATGAGCAAATATGGAATTAAAAGAAGAAAAAGTGGGTTAACTGTTTTAGATGTGGCAAATGAATTAAATATATCATATGATAAATATTTAGAAATAGAAAGAGGAGAGGTTAAAATGCCAAAAAATTTAATAGATAAATTCAACGAATTAATAAATAGGGGAAAACACATCAATCAATTAAATAGTACGCAAAAAGAAATTGAAATAAATAATTGGTTTGATGACATAACAACAAAAAGCGATGATACCGGAACATATAAATTAAATGATCTAATGAAAGAGTTTAATATTGATAAACAATATGATTTAGCGAAATTATTGGGAATCTGTCCTAGTTATTTATCCAGTGCTTTAAATAAAACATCAACTGCTTGTAATCAGAAAATAAAGAATAGACTGTATGATTTCTTTCACAATGAATTAAATATACAACCTGTTAAGAAGAAATCCATTAAGAAACCAATTAAAATTGAAGATGCCAATATAGATGATCTATTTAGATGGTGGGAAAATTTTGATTTTAAGGATTTTATAGATAAAAATAAAATAAGACAAAACTATATTGCTGAGCAAATAGGTGTTGCAAATAGTACCATTTGCCGTCTTTATACCACGCATGCTACACCACATGTTTACACCTTAGCTAATATTAAAAATTTTGTAGAAAATTATAACAAGGATGAAATAGAAGAATTAAAAGAACAAATGCCAGAGTTACCAACAGAGGTAGAACCACTTGTTACACCTCATGCTGTTATAAAAGATTTATATAATATTGCTAAAGAAGTTAAAAAAGACGATAGTGTAGTGGAAGTTATAAAATCTAAGATAGATTTATATTTAAACAATCTTGAAGGCTTGGAATATGAAATCGTAAAATTAAATAAACAGCTTAATGAACGTAAAAAAGAAATGGAATCGTTAACTAGTAAAAAAGACGCATTGTTAGAAGTATTAAATGATTTAGAAAGTGGGGAGTAATTATGTTGCCTATTCCAAAAGTATATAAAGTTGATTATGATTTTTTAATAAAAAATTACTTAGATCCTTCTTTGTGGAAAAAAACATGGACAATATATGTATATAAAGACAATATATTCACAATTAGTTTAAATAGTATATATTGTGCTAGTAGAGATATTAACTTTAAAATATCGTATAATAAATTACAACCATGGGGATCAGAAGTAGTTACGTATCCTCTTGATGGACAAATGAGTATTAATATCCTGATGAAGAAAATAAATGGAACTATTTGGAATTTAATGTGTAACCATGAAAACGATTTGATAGTACAATCCGATGGTTATAAGAGAATAGAATCACAAATTAGCGAGGAAGAGGATATATTACGAGAAATAGCCGAAGAATTTCTTGACGACAATAATGTTACGAATGATAGTATTCGTGAAGCATATATAGATACATATGTTGATGATAATTCAAAAATACACACAATGTTAGCGAATTACGTTACTGGTTGTCGATATACATTTTTAACAGAAGATATGTTAATTTTTACAAAAGCAACAGATGATAAAGCCAGATTTGATACAGTTGTGAGAGCAAATTCAAGCAATACTATTGATGAAATAATGGCTTATGTTACAGAAGAAATGGCTAAGTGGGAAGATGAAAATATTGATAATACTCGTAGAGAATATTATGCCAATTGTGAGGCGATTTAAATGAGAACAATACCTAGATGGAATAGACTACTACATAAATATGTAGACGTTAGAATACCAGATGATTGGTATGTATCCACTTTTGAAAAAGATATGAGTAAAATTGTAAATTGTGCAAATTGTGGTAAGGAAATAACATTTGGTGGCGGTTATACGTCACAAGAGTATCATGAAAAGAGTTTTGGTTTTGGTTATACTGTTTGCGAGAAATGTTCCGAAGAAGAAACAAAAAGAAGGTTAGCATATTATGATAAGTCAGAATAAATGGGATACATTAGTAAAGTTATATATCAACCGTGGATTAAAAATATTTCCAGTTGTTGCAAATGGTAAAACACCAGCCATACAAATGTGGCAAAAAGATTGTTCTAGTGACAGTCTGCAAGTTCTTTATTGGCTTGAAAATAATAAAAATGGTAATTGGGGATTACCAGCAACGCCAAATAATCTGTTTATCATTGACCTAGATGTCCATGATATAGATAAAAATGGTATAAAATTTTTTGAGAAATTATGTTGTGACATAGATTTAAAAGGTGAACAATTTGATACCCTAATTCAAACAACGCCGAGCGGTGGAAAACATTTGATATATAAGAGCGACGAAGATCTGAGTGCGATAGCAAATGGTTCAAATGTATTCAAAGACTATCCGGGAATTGATTTTCGTACTGATGGATATATTGTTGTAGAACCATCTATCATTAATAACAAAGAATACAGGTTTTTTAACAATATAGAACCACAAGCGATGCCACAAAAATTAAAAGATTATATTTTAAACAATGCTGAACGAAAGGGTAAAGAAAAAAAACCCTACGTTAAACCTAAAGAAACAGTTTTAACTGGGAATAGAGATGACCAATTGTTTGCATACATTACAAATCTATACTATAAAACAAGATTAGATATTGATGAAGTTTCGATATTAGCTCACAATTTTAACAAAACAATGCTAGATGATCCTTTACCTGATAAAGATGTTGAGTATAAAGTTAGAAAAGCCTTTCAAAAAGATAGAGCTAAATGTTTATTTATCATATTACCAGATGAATAAAAAAAAAAT